TTGGTGGACTGCCGTGATAGTTGCCACCGTGTCGATCACATACAGCCCGTTCTGCATGGCTTACTCCTTGCCGCCAGACATCCTCGCGATAACCGCCGCCGTGGTCAGGTGGTCGGTATCCATCGACTTCAGCGCCTCGGCGGCTTCGCTCGGACCGTGGGCGCTGCGCTCCTTCTTCTCGTTCACCCGCGCGATGTAGTCGCTCGGGATGTACATCTCGATCTGCGGCCACAGCTTGAGCGCCTCGTTGACCGATTTGCACTTCTTCAGAAACTCCAGAAGCTGCTTGTCCACCTTGTCCCAGCGCTCGTTGATGTCGTACAACTGCGTTTCCCGCTCCACGTAGGGCTTGATCTCCTCATCGGTGGATGAGATGGTGACGGAGCCTTGCGGTGAACGACCGGGGGGGACCACCAGCGTCGGCATAAGGGTCACATTGATGCGGAACGTACCGCGCTCGGGCGTATCGAAACGTATGGCGGTGTCGCTCAACTTGCCGCACCAACTCGCAGGCATCTGCGCCTTCAAGTGCAGGTGCTCGCCCCATGCCCAGCTAACGACATCGGGCCGCGTGCTGCTGAGCTTGTAGTCCAACTCCGGCACTTGGTCGGATTCCCGGCGGCGCATGCGGCGCAGGTTGTTCCGCACATCTTCGGTAAATCGTCCAGATATTGCTACGTACATTGTTGCTCTCCTTCAGGTTGGTCATTGGAAAGCACGATGGGCAACCACTCGTAGCACTCGTGCTTCAAATACAGCCACTCGCGAAAATCCGCAAGTCCGTTCTCTGCCGCACGTACCATCGCGGCTTGCTTCGCTTCCGGGGTGCGACTGCGCCAACTGAACGGACTCAGCCCTTCCGCATTGCCCATGCGCAGGATGATCTCGGCGTCGGCAGCAGTCGGGTCTTCGATGTTCACCTCGTCGAAGGTGACATGCTTCGCCTTGTCGCGCTCCAGCAACTGCATCCGCGTGGCCACCCGCAGCACCTTGGCCAGCACCACCGTCTTGCGCAACCACGGCAGCGACTTCTCGCGGTTCAGCGTGCGCTTGTAGTCGACCGCAACCTCGGGATTGATGCACTTGCCGTCTCTGAACTGCATGCCATCGGTGAGAGGCAGGGCATCTGCGTTTCTTTGCCAGTGGCCGTTGTGGATACGAACCGGCTGGCGATAATGCTTATAGTGCGACACGTCCCGGTTTGTGCTGACGTACGCAACCAAGTGGTAGATGTTGCTGTAGGTTGGGTAGTAGCGCTGGCCCTGCCAGTGCAGCGTGTAGGTGTTGTCTTCTGCCAGTGTCACCAGCAACTCTTTCTCTTTGCCTGAATACCCGACGTAGGTGAACGTCAGTGTGCCGTCGTCGCGCACAGCCAGCACGGTATCGCGCCGGATTTTCTTGACTCCGCTACGACCACGGAAACGGATAGCGTTCCATTCCTCGTAGGTGCGCAGCTTGGCTTGCAATGCCATTACCTCTCCTTCGGAAACGATACGTTGCCCAGCCGTATCTCCGTTGCTAAAAGCACCAGTGCTTCAGGCATGGTGATGTTCTTGTGTTCGATGGCATGTGACGAATACACGAGGCCATTACAGAAGTAGTTGAGGATCGTCGTGTTGGTCTTGCGTACGATCTCCACGCCAACCGGACCTTCGCGGGTTATCGCCGATGTTTTCACGCCCGTTGCCTAGCGAGCACGCCAGCGAGTTCGTCACTCGCAATGATTTGCGCTTGCACGCGATTGCGGGCGCTGAAGTCACGAGAGCTTTCGCCGTCAGCTTTCTTGACCTTGCTGACGAAGAAATTTTCCTCGGTCGATGCGATGCCAGCCAGTATGCGTAACCGTAGTGCGATGTCGTTCTTGGTCATGCTTTCTCCATTTCAAAGTGAATCGTCTCTCCCGCATGATCGGGTGCCTTGATCTCGGAACTGATAACCCATATCGACGGCACGTCCACCTTATCGGGGAAGCCGGTGTAGCCGTCCGTCAACGTGATGAACACATCCACGTCGGTCATCCCCTCCCGCTCGGCCCAGCGATAGCCCTCACACATGTCGGTGCCGCCGCCGCTGTAGTAACCGATGTGGACTTCCTCGCCGCACTCGAAGTGCTCGTGCTTCTGCACATGGGTATCGGTGTAGATGACATCGACTTCCTCGGGTCGGCACATCTCGACGATGCGCGCGATATGTCCACCGTAATGTTTGATTTCTTCCTGCGACACCGAGCCGCTGATGTCGACTTGGCACAGCACCTTGCCCATCTTCGGCACGTTGTCCAAGCTGGGCAGATAGATGTCGCTTGCCGCGAACTTGCGGTTGGGGCGTCGCCACGAGTACTCGTTCTTGGTCATGCCGACCATGTACCGTTCGAGAATGTCGTACCACGGCGTCTTCACGTCGATGATCTGCTCGGCGATCTTGGCCAGCACTCCCGGCAACTTGCCTCGCGCCTTGGCGATCTGCGCCGCCTCGGCCACCTCGATCTTCATCTCGGCTTCCAGTTGCTTCCGCTCGGCCTCGTCAACCGGCATGTTCTCGTTCAGGATGTCGTCGCCGATGCCGTCGTTGTCCTCGGGCTGGCCGTTGCCGCCGCCATCACCGCCGCCTTCGCCTTCACCCTCGCCGTCACCCTCACCTTCGCCTTCACCCTCACCCTTGCCGCCTTCACCGCCACCATTCTTGGGCAGCTTGTCGTAGATGTTCTCCACGGTGTCGTCCTTGCTACCCGGCATGTTGACGCAGCCTTCGATCCGCGTTCCGATCTTGGCTTCGTCCAGCACGTCGTTGATCCACGCATCACCCGCGTAATTCCACGGCTTCATGGGACGGTGACCTTTGCGCAGCGCATGCTGGCCGATGCGGTGGAACACTTCGTGGGCCAAGCCCCACACCACTTGTGGAACTGACAGCTTGTCGATGAACTTGGGGTTGTAGTAAATCTGCCCGCGCCCATCGACGGCGAGCGTCGGAATGTCTTTGCGCTCCTTGATGGGATGCTTGAGCAGGATTGCGCTGACGAACGGATGATCCATCGTCAGTTGTGCCGTTGCTTTCTGAATCTTGAACTTGTAATCCATGATGCTCCCTATCCAAAAATAAAACGCCAACCAACCTTGGCACTCTCCAACGTGGGGAACGGGCCTGCCATGCGCCACTTAGTTCCTGCTGTTGTGTCGGTAATGCACCACCCATCTGTCTCAGGGATGATGAAGCAATCGGTGCAGTCTTGGCGCGGCTCGCCCACGTCGTAGACGTAGCAGACCCAGCCCTTGTCGTTCTGCGCCCAACGCGCGGGGTTGTAATTAACCATACATCAAGCGCCACGCAGCTTTGGCGCTCTCCGCGTCTTTGAATGGACCCGACACGCGAGTCCCTTCGCCGTTTGTCACCTTGCCAATCCAAGTATCCTTGTGCGTGCTCATGACCTCCTTGGCGTCGATGATCCACCAGCCGTCGTCGCGTGGAATGATGTAAGCGTCCTTCGTTGCATCGGTGTCGGCATCGCTCTCGTAGATGGCCCACACCCAATGATCCGAATCTTCGTGCCACCTAGCGACCATCTCCCGCCCCCATGAAGCCCGCCATCTGCTGTGCAATTGCGTCCAGCTTCTTGGCAGCTTCCTGACGATTGATCGGCGACTCGCGCAGCCATTCCTTCTTCTCGGCCCAAAACGTGATAGTTGCGTCGAGGTCGTTCATCGCCGCCTGCAACTCGGGCGATGGGTCGATAGCCAGCTTGCGCGCCAACTGCATGCCTTCGATCACGTTGTCGATGGCACTGTCGCGGAAGATGCCCAGCCGCTTGCCCTCGTCATCCTTCGCACCGATGGGCACCTTGAGCGTATCGGCCAGATGCTTCAACGGCTTCAGCATCTGCACCACGGTATTGGTTGCCACCATGGTCGCCACCTCGTCCAACTCGGCTTGGAACTGTCTCTCGTCCTCGTCGCTGATGTCGAACAGGAAGTGCTTGCGCTCGGGCAGCGGACGGATGCGAATGTCCAGCGTCATGCTCTCGCGGAATTGCTGCGCCGTGGGGTAGTCGCTGACCTGCGCACGCGGCGGCTTGCCCGACAACTCGCTCATACGGTTGCGCCACTTGATGTCGGCCAGAACGTGGTCGTCGTACGCTGGCATGTACTTCGCCATCAAGTTGTCCACTGCGTTGGTGCATGCCCGCATGCCCGCTTGGTAGTCCTCGTACAGCATGTTCGGCAGGATGCGCGGGCCACGGTCGATGTGCGGGTGCGTGTGCTTCTTGTGGTACTGATACACCCGACCGTTCTCGGTGATGATCTCCGCGATGGGATTCCCCGGCTGCTTGAACAACCGGCTGTTCACCGTCAGCGACGCATCTTCCAGCGCCTGCTGGATGAACTGCTCGGCATCCACGTCACGCTTCAGAAGATTCGTCCTGCGCATGGTCAGCTTGACCAGCATCGCGCGTTCGTTCAGGTTCGTGATTTTCATATCGGTCCTTCCTCTCGTAAACGTCGTACAGTTGCAGGGTTGAATCGAAGGTACTGCTCCAACTCGTCGCGTGTGAACTCTTCCTCGCAATGCAGCAGGTACGGACCTCGGCACGCACCGTCCAGCTTGGCGCGCAAGTCCATCGTATGCACTAGGCTTAACAGCTTGGTCTGCGCTCCCACCGCAGCGTTGGGTGTGCCGTCGATCCGGTCGGCTACCCGCGCCGCCGTCATCCAGTCCTTGAACGGCGCATCGACGATGACCGACGTGACATCGAGCATGGAGTCGACGCACACGCCGTCCCAATCGAACTTCAGCAGGATCACGTAGCTTGCCTTGCTCATCGCTCCATCCTCCATATCGTTGCTGCGGTTGCCTTGGCGTCGTCGATGGGAATGTCCTTGTCCAACTGGACGACTCTCCTGTCGCCGGTCATCGTGAGCAGCCAGAACTCAGGGTACTTGCCGAGGATGCCGACGAAGTTACCGTCCACGATCATGTGTAGGTACTGCTCGATCATCGTTTCGACTTCGAGCGTTTGCGGCTCCCACTTCACTCCATGCGCAGCATCGTCATCAGACATAGCTTGGCTTCCTCGATGTTGGCTGGGTGATCCATCGTTCCGCGCACCCAATCCTTGTTGTCCCGGTGCCACATGCGGTACTTGAACGGCGGGCCGTAAGGTGAAAGGAAGTAGGTGCCGATCTTGCGCCAGCCAGTGCTGTTGATCGCTGGCGTGAAGCCCGTCACCGTCCACTCGCCTACCACCCACTTCCACTCCAGCATCACGGTTACTCCCCGTTCAGGTACTGCAACAAGGCCAGCACAACTTCCTGCCTTGTCACGCCCTTGGCTTTCGCCTTCTTGCCGTACTTGCGCGTCGGCTTGTCGGGGATCATGTCCAAAGGCATGCCTTCGGGCATTAGCTTGGCGTGCGCCAGCAGCGCCTTCTTCGCCTTGTTGTTACGGCGCATGGTCGCCGCCGCCTTGCGTCTGGCGGCAGGCATGGCGGCTTTCTTCTGCGCCTTCTTCCAGTTCTCAGTCTTTGCTCTTGCCATTGCCGCTCTCCTTGTGGAACGTGACCGAGTTGACGGTGCGCTTGTACTGGCCGAGCAGCTTGCCAATACGGATGTCGATCACCTCGATTACGGTGCCGACAGCAGCCCACTTCAATTCGATGAACGTCGCGTTGACGGCCCGCCGCCATTCGGTGTAGTAACGCCACCGATACGCGGTCTTCGTCTTGGGGTTATACAAACGAAACGGACGCTTGGTAGCGTCCGTCGTCGGGTAGTTGCTCATGTTTTCTCCGTGGTTAGACCAGAACGTTGCTGTTCTTGGTTGCGAACTGGACGAACGCCTTGGTGTTACGCACTTCCGGCTTGAGCTTGCTCACGTCGCACACCGTCATGACTTGGAAGTCGATGGGCATGCGCGACACGAACTCCCACACGCGGTCGAAGTTATCCTTGCTCGACTTGTGCGCAAGTGCACCGCTTAACGCGAACAGCACCGCCGGATCGGTGGGCACCTCGGCCTTGGCCGGATTCAGCAGCAGGGCGTCGATGTTCGGCAGACCTTCGTAGATGCGGCGGAAGCCGGTGTACTCCGCAGCCGCGCCCTCGCCCACGTCGCCAGCGACGGAGCCGAAGTACAGCCCGCTCGGCAGCGTCGTCGGTATCATGGCCACATCTTCCCACTTACGCGGAGTCGGATTCACCGCGCGGTTCGGGTCGAAGTCCATCAGCAGGTTCGGACGGAAGCGCAGGAACTGGATCAGCACCACGTCGATGCCCGCATCCAGCGCCCAGCTACACCACGGGTCGATGGCAACGTCCAAGTCATACACCCGCACACGGTTGTGGAACTTGGTGCTGACCCGGTTCGCTCCCGACTTGTCCTCGGTACGATTGCCGGTGCCGATGATGTACAACTCCTTGGACAGCGCAAGCTGCCCCGCATGCCGGTCGAGTATCACGCGACACAGCCCGTTCTGCATGGGCATGGTGCCGTCGCTGTATTCTTCCAGAATCAGAGCGCAGCGCCCCGTACCGGCGCGCAGCTTGTACATTTCCTCGGGTGGGAGCCACATCGCATGCGAAGCATCCGCCGACTTGAACGGGATGCCGAGAATGTCGCTTGGCTCACGCAGGCTGGCGTTGAACTCCACCGTCCGCTCCTCGGTGATGCCGAGTGCCTTGATGATGTTGCGCGACAGCGTTGACTTGCCGCCGCCCGGAGCGCCCCGGATGACCGGGACGATTCGGTTGGTCGTGTTGAACTGCGCGACACACGAGTCGAAAATATCTTGGTAGTTCATCATTTCTCCGTGGGTTGAACAACAGTGTAGGTCGTGACGGGAATCAGCTTGCGCCTCATCTCCATCCGCCTTCTGAACTCATTGCTATTGCTTTCGTGGTCGTGGGCTTTCTTGTACGTCCACTCTCTGTCACGGTAGTCGCCAACGATTGACTGCCGCAATTGCTCTTTTCTATCCATGGGCTAATCCTTGTCGTGGTAGAAGTCGTGCAAAGCCTTTCTGAGCGCGTGCCGTTGCGCCTTGTTTTCTTCCGTCTCTTGCTGTTCGGGATAACCCAGCTTCGACACGATGGGCGCGGGTTGTGATAGTTGATGCTTCGGCTGCAACGCGGGGTAGCCGAATGCCTTGAGCAAGTCCTGCACAGCTTCCTTGCTTGCCGTGACCTTGCCAACGTTCGAGCCGTCGGCGGATACCCACTCGCCCAAATCGTTACGCCTTGGCTTGGGCTTGGTCATGCTGCTCCCTGATATGCTGCGCATACGAGTATTCGATAGCGCGGTTGACGGAATTGCTGTTGTTGACGCGCACCCATTTCTTGCGGCTGTCGCGGCGCAGGAACTTCCAGCCCGCAGCTTCCAGCACTGCGCGTTTCTCCTTGACGGTCAGCATGGTTGGGCCAGTAGGGTTGGTCGGTCGATGAGGATGTCCACACGCTTGGTCTTTTCCCATTGCCGCCACGCTTGGCATACGCAGCAACGCCGATCATAGTCGGAACACTTCTCGCCAAAGTGCGCGATCAGTTCGCGCTTGGTGACGTGGACATCACGTACCGTGATCCATTTCTTCGTAGCCATGGTTTCCTCAGTTGGGCATGGTGCCGAGCACTTCGGTGATCTTGCGCTGCAATTCGCGTAGCGCGGCTTCGTCCTGCAATTCCTGTACCGACAGCAGCCAGCCCAGCATCCACTCCACTTCTGTGCGGGTTGGCGTGCGACCGTTGAATATCTCCACCACCCATGGCTGAGTGTTGAAGCGAGCCTTGATGGTTGGTACGAGGATACTCATTGCGCTCCCTGTGTCTTGACGATCAACATGCCGACCGCCTTGGCAGCGGCGAGTGTACTGTGGGTCAGCACGTAGTCGGGTATGGTGTTCGTTACGCCCTTGCGGTCGAGGTGGCCCAAAGCCCACCGATGCGCCCCGATGGGGAACACCAGTGTGTACTCGTTGGGCCTGCGCCCACGCTGGATGTAAGCATGCACCGTAAGATGCGTGTCGTTGCTATCCATCAGCACGCGGATATTCTTCCAGTGCTTGTTACGCTTCCAGCGCAGGCTCATGGCGCGTGATCTCTCGGTTGTCCAACATTGTCGTTGGGGGCAGAGCCAGCACATAGGTCGGGTTTGCTGCCGACTCCGTAGGCCCAGCACTTCTTGATAACGCCAGTTCCGACCCTTGCACGGGCGGCTGTATCTGCGCTCCCACTCCGCACGCTTCTCGCCACCCCAGCGCATGTGTGGCGTTTCAGTCGTAGAGGCTAGGCATAGAGACTGTGTGGCACCTACCGGCCTAGTGTGCCTTCACGCTTACTTCATGACACGTTCTCCCTACGGTGCGACGATCACCTCGATCCTGTCGGCACCGACCAACTCCAACGCTTGTTTCTTGCTTATCGTGGACCCCGGCAGGTAGCGGAGCGAGTTGACGATGCGCTCCACCTTGAACACCTGCCCCGATGCGTCGGCCTTCAGCACGATCTTAACTTTCTTGCGGTTCATTTTGGTATTCCTTTCCGTGGTTTCACTTCGTGACTTCGTACGCCGTCTTTACTTGGCCTAGGTCTTTGCGTCCACGATGATGCGCCTTGCGCCACCACTTGCACCCCCCGCAGAGCAGGCACTTCCAGTGGTGAATGTCGATCTCCCGCATATCGTGGTCATGTTTGTGCGCGTGATAGTTGCGGTCGTGGCAGAAGTGCCCACGCACGTCGTGCTCCCGACGCCAGCCACCCGTTGCGCGGCTGTGAAAGACACGCTTCAACAGGGGACGGGGGTCGAGCTTGATGCGGATCACGTTATGCCGCACCAATGTTCTAGGCTTGGCCCGGACAAAGCCCGGAGCCGGAGCCACGTCATCCATGATCTGAACTTCTCGGGTTCGATTCATGAACAGGATAAAGCCAATGATGTTGCGCAGGTCGCCGGTGCTCGCACGCAATGTCTCGGGTGCGTGCTTGGCACGCATCTCGTTGGCGTACCAGAACTCGCAACTGTTGTGGTCACGGAGGGCGCGCAGGCTGGCCGTGTCCTTGCGTTCGTACAGCGTACGTGTGCAGCTTCCCCAAAAGAACGAGTCGATGCCCAGCCGTGATGCCTGCAATTCTTGGCTGAGGAGCAACTCCTCGGCGTAGGTGAAGGTGCGGTTAAGCCGGAAACGTATGGGCAGCACCATCGGATGCTTGCTGTTGGGCAGCGAGGCGCGGCTCATGACGTAGACGAGCGGGCCGTCGTACAGGTAGCCCACGGTCTGATCTTCCTCACTCTCGGGCAGGTTGTGGTAGCCACGGTATTCCGGCGGCGAGGTGATGTTGAAGAAGTCGGGATACGGAAACTCTATGTACATCCTCTCGTAAGGCGGGATGCAGAACTCGATGTCCTTGGCGATGGCTTCGGGGTGATCCACCATCATCTGTGCGGCATAGCATGCCGCTTGGTTGTCGAAGCTGAACACCTTGGCGGCGCGCAGCCGTTGCTGGATGAAGTGCACATCCTTGCGCCAATCCTTCGGCATGTGCTTATCAGGCAGCGCGAGCATCTCGTCGATCAAGAGCGGCCTGCGTTTCTTGGGCTTGGGCTGCATGCCTTGCAACACAGCCTGTGCCACCGCCAGAGCAGGCGAGATGCGCATCATCTCGTCCAACTGTTTGGGATTCATGGCCTACCTTACGTTGACGGCGTACTTGGCCGCTTCGTCCCACCAAATTCTTCGGGCCACTCTCTGCGTTGCAGCTTGCACTGTGTCCAATTGTTCGGCCAGCAACATCTGGTGCATGGCTTCGTGGTTGCGGGCGAAGCGCAGCACCTTCGGCTCGGGGTGACGAGCGAGGAAGTGCAGCGCGACTTCCATCGGACAGCCCGCGTCGTGCAGCATCTGCGCGGCGTGCAGCACGCCGTATTCACGCGCGACCTTCCGCATTCTGATCTTCACACCATAGTCGTACCACTTGGTCTGCATGTCAGTCCTCGTTCTCCAATGCGTCGGCCAGCGCGTCGAGCAGCCACGCGACGTGGGCGTTGTCGGGCCGCGTAGTGTCGCGCCCAGTGGGGTTCCGAAAGTACTTCGCCATTTCCCGTGCAGTTGTAGCCAGCATGGTGTGCTCGGCACTCTCTATTGCAGGCTCGATGGTTTCGTCGCGTTTCCACGAAGTGACGAGTGGCTCGGCAGCGGGCGCGGGCAGCGTCGTGATAGTTGGCTCGTTCCCCGGCAGCACGCCATCGTTGTCGTAGGCGGCGCGCACGATGAGGTTCTCGTTAAGCAACTGCGACCATCGTGGGTTCATGATGGTCACGGTGCGGTTGTTCCGTATGGTCACGGTGTCGGACGTGACGAGCAGGTCGGGCTGCAACCCGGCTGCGGCCATCGCGTCCATGCGGCGCATTGTCTCGGACTTAACGGTCATTGCGTTTTCCTCGGGCGATGTAGTCGGCGCACTGTATGAGGTCGAACAACTGGTGCGCCATGTGCTGCCGATCATCCCGCGTGAAGACTTGCTCGTTGTTGGTCAGCTTGATGATGGCGCGGTACAACACGCACTGACATTCGGGCGGCAGCACCAACTCTGCGTCACTTGTCATGCTTGCCCTCCGCGATTTCCTTGATAAGCGTGAGGTCCACGGCGGCATCGGCGATGAGTCCAATGCTCACGTTATCGCACATGCTTATGATGCGCTTGAGCCGGTGCTCGTATGCCTTCAGGCGACGCAGAATCACTTGCATCGGCGGCTCGCGCTTCTGCCACGCGGCAGGCTGCGGCAGCGTTTGCTTGGGTGGCGTGAGTGCGATGCCATTCATGGCCTTGGCCTTGCGCCGTGTCTTGTGCTCGGTGGTGTTGTCCATGTTTCACCTAAGTCGGATGAGTGCGTACACGATGAGTGCTTGCACGACGAGGATTGCAGTTGCAATGATGCGCTGCCACCTCATGCGTAGTGGATAAGGGCGACCAGAGCGATCATGCCGCCCACGATGACAAGCACCTTGGTGTCCATTTCCGAGTTCTTCGGGTTGGTCAGCAGCTTGATGTAGCCGACGATGACTGCGATTACGATCAGCACTACTACGACTTTGTTCATGACTTCTCCGTGATGTTGGTGGGCGGTGAAGGAATCGAACCTCCTATGTCTAGCATGCTCGTGGTTTACAGCCACGCGCCTTACCGGTCGGCCAACCGCCCATGTTGATTATGATTTCTCCGTTTGTGCGCCACCTCGTAGCAGGGGTCACATCGGCTCCACGTAGTGTCTTGCTCGTTGGGCCGGTGCGGCAGAGTGCTATCGAAGTTGGCTGAGTGCAGGCGCTCGCCTTGCTCGTTGGTCAGCACCAACCCGCAATTCAGGCATCGGGTTATCATGCCTCGACTTCTTCAGTCATAGGCACTTCCTCGCGCTCCATGCCGTACTGCGTGAACACGTTGCCCTCCACGCCGAACTCAAACTCGTAGTTGGCAAGGGCGCGAAAAGCGTCCCGCTTGGTGGCGAAGCGCGGCATCTTCTTCAGCAGGAACTTCATGCCGTCCGGCGCGTAGCTGAACATGATGAAGTAGGGCGGCAGCGGCGCGGGCGTGCGCGGCTTCTCGAACACGACGTTCAGTGTGACCATGATTTATCCGTGATGTGTGTGCTGCGGTTGTGATAGTTGATTGCAGGAGAGCGCGGCGCATGTCCACGCTTTTACGCCCCCGATCAAGGGCAGCAACCTTGCGGTGATACTCCCGTACTAAGCCCACGGGTAGACGGTGCACCCTGTTGTTGAGGCGTATGCACCATGCCGTCCTGCTTTGATCTTGTCTTAGCGCCAGTCGCGGTCCTCGGCGTTGTCCACGCTGAAGTCGAACATCAGGCGACCATCGCTGCCGTTGGTTTGGGGAGGTGGGGCAAACGGTAGCGATTGGGCACGATTCGGGTTAAATGGTACAACAGTTGCACGCTTGCTTTGCACCTGTGCGCTGGTGCTCGAATTCACAGGCGCAGTGCGTAGCTGCTGCGCCTCGGCCTCTGCCCTTGCGGCAGCGAAGAACTTGGGCCAATCCTGCTGCTCTCTCGGCAATGCGCTGTGCCAGCGTTGCAGTCGATAATACCAACGTCTATACTCGGGCGTTAGAGCACCACCGAACAGCTTGGCGCGTCCAAATGTATCCACCTTTGGCGGCTTGAGGACAGCCTTTGCCTTGGCTTCAGCGTAGTATGCACGCCATGAAAGAACAGAACCAGAGCGGAGATGCTGTGCGCGCAGGCGTGCATACCACCGCATATAGTCGAGGCTTCCACCTTTGAACGGCGGTTTGTGGGTGCCGACGATAGCCATTTTGTACGCCTTTGCGGGGGAAACATCCACAATAGGACGTATCTAGGAAAAAGTCAAGAACGGCACTTACATGATACCCCTGAGTGGAATCATGGACTTGACCACATTATGCTAATTGACAGGTCAAAAAAAAGTGCGCCCCCCTTTTTGGCGAATCGTCCGATTTCCAATCTGGAATGGAAAAGGGGTCGCGCGCACGTATGGCACTGTTTTTTACGTATTAATTATTATAATTGATATATTGTAAAGAAGAAGAAGAAGAACTACCTGATTTCATGGACGCTTTTGCCAGCCTGCAATATGTCGGCAATAGTACATGCACGAATTCGCGAAGACGACTTGACTTGGGCGTGATAGTTGCCGCAAAGATGACCCCGCCGGGGCCACCCTCACGACATGCTGCATACACGTGGACTTGTTGGACGTGCGTACCCCGCCCGACGTACGGCGCAGTGGTCCAGTTTGGTCGGTACTACTACGTATACACGGTGAGGTTGCTCGTCTACCGTTTCTTTTGGACTCGACTTCGCGCCAAGCCCAAAAGAAACGTGGGGCATAACATCTGCCCCACGCCCTGCACTACCTTGCTACCCTGCTTACGCCGCGACCGCGATCAGGCCCGGCTCGATCTTCGGCAGGTCGGCTTCGACCTCGGCCTTGACTTCGCTCGGTGCGACCGCCGCGATTGCTTCGCGCTGCTGCGCCTCGTCCATCGCCTTCATACCGGCGACGACCGTGGGGTCGTACGTCGAGGCGACATACTTGACGTAGAGGGCTTCGACAGCATCCAACAGCGGGGCGTGCTTCAACTCCACGCCCTTCTTCGCCGACTTGCGCAGCGAGTCGATCAGCGCGCTGACCTTCTCCTCCACGTCGTACATCGACACTTGCTTCGGCTCGGCCTTCGCCTTATGCCAGACGAATTCGCTCACCTTGAGCGAGTACTCGTCCGACCAAGCCAACTCGGGCTTGTTCTCGATGGCTGCAACGTCGTAGAACACGACGCGCTTCTCCGACTTCGACCACGCGAGGTTGCCGAACATTTCCAAGTACTTCACCAGCGCATCGCGCCGCGTCGACGGGCCGACCGCCTCGAACAACTGAGCGGCAGGCGTGCTGTTGCGGAACACGATGGACTGCGCGATAGCTTGGACGGCGGCGGTCTGGATCATGCTGTCGATCCGAACCTTCTGACGCCCGATCACGCTGATGATCTTGGACAACTGACCAACTTCCATGACTTGAACGACCATGATGATTCATCCTTCGTTTGGTTGGACTGCTAGGGGTCTTGATTACTAGAGACTCCGCGCAGCATCCTAGCTGCGCGATTGTGGTAGGTTAGGCTGCTGCGTTGTCGTCTCGCGTGCGGACAAAGCACACGGATTTGTAGGCGTTCTTGCTGTTGCGCGACCAGTCGCGTCGCTTGACTCCGCCCGACTTGCTCTTGGGCTTGGCACCTTGCTTGACTTGAAACTTGGACCAGACTCCGAACGAATTCCGCATGATTGCTCCCGATAAGTTGAAAGACGCTGCGCGGAATCCCTAGTAGAAAAACCCCAAGCGCGCTATGGGCGCAAGGTTCGACCTTGACGCTTTGCGCGCTCAGGGTCAAAACCCTTTACGCTTGTTGGCCTTGAGGTTGTTGTGGCCTTGGGCGCGTGGTGTTCGCCCCAAACCCGACACTGGCGTTGCATCGGGAGACACACGTTCAACCCGACAGCAGGGACACGGCTAGGTACACCTAGTCCCTTGCGGGTCTACTCGTTGGGCTGTTCGCGTTATCGCACGCTGGATGCCCTGCTTCCACAAGTGGCGCGCTGTACGGGTGGCAGGTGGACCAAGGGGCGGGGTGGCGCGTGCCTTTTTCCCCTACCTCGCACTTTACGCAGGTCGGAAAATAGGGTATACACACGTCGTCCCCACCCAACATACAAGGTACACATGAAACTCTACGAGTTCGCCGTGATCTACACACCGTTGCAAACCAAGGAGCAGCACGACCGTGGCGAGAAGCCGAAGTCCGAACTGATCGTGGACGTGACCCGCGTGCTGGCGGGCAGCGACAAGGAAGCGATGATGCTGGCCGCGCGCGCCATCCCCGACAAGTTCACCGAGCAACTCGAACAGGTGGAGATCGCGCTGCGTCCTTTTTGAACGCCCCCGCGCCAGCCACCACAGCAGCAGTGGCTCGGGGGCTAAACCCGGCAGCAGCCGTGGCAGCAGCGTCGTTCCTCGCCAACACGGGGAGCAAGGCCGCTGCGTCATACAGCAACGCCGCCAAAGTCGGAGGTTGAAAGCATGGAAACTCTCGTACAACCCAAGATCATCGGCTATCGCCAACTCACCGAAGCGGAAGCCGCGCTGATGAACCAGATCAAGAAGCACGGCATGGAATTGGCCGAGTTGGTGAACAAGCTGCGCCAGAACGGCACGCTCGACCAGCGCTGGGTCGCCATCGGTACCACCGACCTGCAAACCGGACTCATGGCGCTGGTGCGCGCCGTGGCGCAGCCCACGACATTCTGATGCGCAAGCGCTACAACTTCTTCGTCGGCGAGAAAACGCTGCACGCCTTGCAGGTCGTGGCCAAACGGGACGACACTACCGTCTCCGAACTCATCCGCCTCGCCATCAAGGAGCACCTGACCCGGCTCAAGCATGGACACTCCAACCCTAGACCTGCCGTTCCCGCTGACGACGCACAACAATCTGGCTGAGCGCGCGCTGCGCGTGCCCGCCGAGATGGTGATGCAGATCGCCAGCGGGCTGGATACGCCCGAGGACATCGCCACGCGCTACGGCTACACGGCGGAAGAATTCGCCGCGCTCAAGGCGTGGCAACCGTTCGTGCAGGAAGTGGCGAAGGTGCGCGCCGAGTTAGAGAAAAGCGGCTTCGATTTCGTCCTCGACTCGCGCCTGAAGGCCAAGGAGTTGAGCAACGTCATCTTCCTGCGCGCGATGAAGGACGACGCTACCTTCGGGCAGGTGCACGACGCCTTCCGAACGTTCACCGAGTTCGCCGACCTGAAGCCGAAGCCTGCGCCTGCCCCCGGCGCTCCCGGCAATGGCACCAACCCCGGCTTCTCCATCAGCATCGTGTTCAGCGGCGAGCAGCCCCCCGCGCCGCACCGCTCTGCCGTCATCGACGTTACGCCCACCGAGCCGCTGCCCGAAACCATGGGCACGCGCAATCCTTTCATCGCCGTCGAAATTCAGGAGTAGAGTGCGTGCCATGGGAGGCCCATGGTCGACACACCGAAGCCGGAGGAGTTGCCGCTGCCGACGCGGGTTGCGATGCTTGAAGCCAAGGTGCGTCTGCTCTCCACCGTCATGAAGTGGCTGGTCGGGCTTCTCATCACGTCACTGCTTGCGTACGCACTGGGACTGAAGCCATGATGGAATATCAGCAGCGGGTCGTAGTGGAGCGCGACGAGTTGCAGATCAAGTTGGAGAAACTGAACGCTTACCTCGGAAGTCCGGTGCTGCTGCTGCCCGCCGAGCGTGGCCGCTTGCAGCAACAGGCAGGACACATGCAGGCATACCTCAACGTGCTCAACGCACGCATCGACGAATTCAAGCCGTAGTACAACCACACAACCACACCAAGAAAGGAAGCACCATGGGCATTGATCTCGACACCGTGATGGTGGACTTCGAGTCCGGCAATCCGCCGACGCGCTCCCTTACACCCGAAGGAAAGAAGGTGACCGATTGGTCGAAGACGCTGCCGGTGACGGGCGGCGAGCAGAACATTCCCGGCCATCGCCAGCAAGCCGCTGTCGCCGCCGGATTCATCTACAAGTTCGGCGACATGGAAGTGCTCGACTTCATGAGCAACGCCGACTACAACGCGGTCATGGCCAGCAACGGCCCGCCGCGCTACGACATCTTCACCGGCACCTACTACGACTACGGCGCACACGAGAACGGCCACCCGTCGGGCGTCGTCATCTGCACCGACCCCAGCCTGCTGGTCGTGAAAGGCTCCAAGGACGGCGTGGTACCGCCGCCGGAAGAAGAAACGCCGCCCGGTTTCGTGCCCGGAACGCCCGGCCACGAGCGGCCTGATCGCCCGGACCGTGAGCGCCCCGACCGTGGCGCTGGTCGCGATGAGCGCAAGGCCGAGCGCGACGCCAAGCAGGACGAGCGGCAGGCGGGGCGCGACGAGAACCAAGCCGAGCGCGACGCGCGACGGGACGAGCGCAAGAACTAGCGTCGACTTCCTTTACAGTAAAGCGGGACAGCGGGCGTAAGTCCTTGATTGGACCTCTGCGCCCGTTTCTTGCTTGTCATCGGGCGCGCGCCCGCGCGCGATAAAACCCCGAGAGGAATCCGATGAAAAAGCTTCTGCTGGCCCTCCTCACCGCTACCACGTTCGCCCTGCCCATCGCTGCCTACGCCGACGTGATCCTGACTTTCGGTCAAGCCATCAACGGCGACACCATCACCGCCACCGATGACGGCACCACTACCGACATCGAAGGTCTGAACATCCCGGTCACCGTCACGCAGATTCTCGGCCCGGTGGTCACGCCGTTTCTCGCGCTGCTCGACCTCTCCGCAGTCAGCACCGGCCCAGTGCAGTCGGGACCGCTCGGCGTCATCGAGCCGTTCAGCGGCAACTTCACCATCACCAGCCCGCTGTGCGGCATCGGCTTCAACTGCCTGTCGGGAACCTTTACAGGTGCCACGTTCGGTTTTCTCGACGGCGCATCGCTGACCATGGCCAGCGCGCAGCCACCGGGTAGCCTGATCTTCACCAGCGATGTCATCACCGAACTGAACCTGCCGCGCGGCATGGCGTTCTCGTTCGCCAACGTCACCCCGCCCGTTCACGTCGATGGCACCACCATCGGCGCGTTCACTTCGTCCGTCTCCGGCACGTTCTCGGCGGCAGTGGTGCCGGAACCGGCGTCGGTGCTGCTGTTCGGCGTCGCGTTGCTGGCGCTGGCGTTCGTGCGTCGTCGGACCTGAAAACCTAAAAGGGGAGAATTCATGAAGAAGGTACTGGCACTGATTTTCGGATTGCTGGTCGCCAACTCGGCGTCGGCTACGTTCTGTAGCCTGATCGGGAGCAAGGACCAGACCTGTACCTTTGCCTCCGATACCAGCGGGGGCACGACGCTGTTCACCAACCCGTCGAACCTGTCGAACATCGGCAGCGGCTCGATCAATCCGTTCCTCGGCGATCAAGTCGGCGGCAACGGCGGGATCGAGTCAGGCGTCAATACCGATGACGCGAACGTCAACACGCTGCCGCTCAACGACAAGCGGGATAACAACAACACCTTCACCAACACGATGTCGCTGAACCAGCTTGGCGTCGTCACCATCGGGGGAGTCGACTACTACTCGTTCTTCCTCGACATCAACGAGCCGAACGGCAACGGGCAAAACCTGCTGTCCATCGACCGCTTGGCGATCTTCGGCCAGACCGGGGCGACGCCGGGAGCAGCGGTCGACCTCAACAGCAGCAACATCACCTCGCTGGATGACGTGGACGTGTTCCCGAACCTGACGGTGGTGTACCGTCTCGGCGTCGGCAACGACCTGCAACTCGACTACAACCTGTTCGCTGGCAGCGGCATCGGCTACGACATGCAGTTGCTGGTCCCCACGGTGCTGTTCGCACCGCTGGTGCCCGACTCGCGCATCGTCTTCGCCGTGCAGTACGGCGCGCTGTCGGGGAATCTGGCCGAGGATGGTTTCGAGGAATGGGCGTTCCGGCCAGCAGTCGCCCGCGTGGTGCCGGAACCGGCGACGTTCGCTTTAATCGGCGCAGCGTTGCTCGGCTTGGCGTTTGTGCGGCGTCGGCGTAAGTAAAGCGTCACGAAACTTCTGCCTGTAGGGCGGGGCTGTTACACTGGCCCCGCCCTTATTTTTTGGGCCGCACCATCCAGCGTTACTTCTGGACCTTGAAAGGGGAACACCATGAACGTAACCGCTCTCGTCGTCCTCGTTTTCGCACTGGTCTTTGCCTTGCTCGAAGCGTGGAAAGGTTCCGCGTCAATCCGTCCCTCGAATTTCGGCTGGCTAGCACTGGCCCTGCTGATCCTCGTACACATCTTCTTCCGTGGCAGCGAGATTCTTTTCAAATGAACATTGTCGCGGTCCTTATTGTCATCATCCTGTTGCTCGCGCTCGTCGGCGCACTGCCGGTGTGGCCGCATGCCGCCAACTGGGGATACTATCCGTCGGGTGGCATTGGTCTGATCGTTCTCGTTCTCATCGTGCTGCTCTTGATGGGGAGACTGTGACGCCACCGAGCATCGACGATACTGAGGTCGATAGTCCTGTCCACGTCTACCCGGTATTCGATGGTCGTGAGCACGTATGCGTGGGATACACCTGCTGGTGCGACCCGCAACCCGACGTTGAAAACTCCAACGTCATCATCCACAACCCGATGCACTAACGAAAAAGGAAAAGCATGAGCAGAAGTCTCGTACGAGCCACCCCCGTAGGTGGTGACGTGTATCTGATCGAGGAGTTGTCGCGTCCGACCGATCCCGGCTTTGGTCGCCCCGGCGGCGGCTGGGAACCTGTCGATCCCGGTTTCGGCTCGGGTCGTCCTGACCGCCCCGGCCATGACCTGCCGTGGTCACCCGGCCATCCCGGCAATCGCCCGCCCGGTAGCTCGCCGGGACACCCCGGCAACGCGCTGCCGGTCCCGCCGCTGCGCCCTTCCACACCCATCGTGCTGCCACCCGGCATGTGGCCCCCGGCGCTGCCACCCGGAATCGACAATACGCTGCCGGGAGTTCCGCCCGAGCAGCCCGTCGTGATTCCGCCCGATCCCTCCATCGGCATCGACCAGCCGATCTACCTGCCGCAACTGCCCGCAGGTTCTGCGCTGCTGATCGCGCTGACCGGCGCGCACATGCCGCAGCCGAAGGGCGATGCACCGGCCCCGCCGCCGAACAGCAAGCCTGCCATCCTGTGGCAAGGCGCGGGCACCAAACCGGTGCTCGTGTACGTCAGCACGTCGCCGAAGTAAAGTAGGGGAATGCCCGCCTCGCTCGCAGAAGCCTCTGCCGATACCGTACTGAAGTACCGGCCACCGAAGTCGGTACAGGGGTTTCTGCAAAGCGAGGCGTTTATCTCGCTCATCGTCGGTCCCGTAGGGAGCACCAAGACTACGGGGGGTCTTTTCAAGATCATCTACCATGCGAAGCGCATGGCACCGTGTCGCGACGGCGTACGCAGGTCGCGCGCAGTGTGGGTGCGCAACACCAACGAGCAGTTGCGCGACACCAGCATCCCCGACTTCCTGAAATGGTTTCCCGACGGCGTTGCGGGAAGCTACCTGAAAACCGGCACCCGCTTCTTCCTGCGCTTCGACGATGTGGAGTGCGAGGTGCTGTTCCGTGGTTTGGACGACGCCAACGACGTGCGCCGCCTGCTCTCGCTGCAAGCGAGCTTCGCCGTGTTCGACGAGTTCCGCGAAATCCACAAGGACATCTTCGACGCGATGCAGGGCCGTCTCGGTCGCTTCCCCGACAAGATGATGGTGCCGCACAAGCCGAAGTGGGGGCGCGACAAGAATGGCCACCCGGTCGCCGGGTGCGTCACCGACGACGGCGTGCAGAACAAGCACCTGTGGGGCATGAGCAACCCGCCCGACATGGACACGTTTTGGGAAAGCTTCCTCACCGATCCGCCCGAGAATGCGGAAGTTTTCTTCCAGCCGTCGGGCCTCGACCCCAAAGCCGACTGGCTGGAGTTCCTGCCGTCCGAGTACTACACCAACTTGGCGGTGGGCAAGACCGAAGACTGGATCGACGTTTACATCAAAGCGATGTTCGGCAAGTCGCTCGCGGGACAGCCGGTGCACCGCTCGTTCAACTTCGAGTTCCACGTCGCCAAGGGGCCGCTGCGTCCGCTGCGCTCCGGCGAGAACATCCTTCTCGCCAGCGACGCGCAGTATCCGCTGCTGATTGGCGTCGACTTCGGCCTCACTCCGGCAGCAGTAATCGGTCAAATGGACCCGCGTGGCAGGCTGCTGGTGTTCCGTGCGCTGACCGCCGAGGGGATGGGTAGCTTGCGTTTCATCCGCGAGCGCCTGAAGCCGATTTTGGCCAACGAGTTCGGCGGCATTCCCGTGCTGGTCATCGGCGACCCGGCAGGTATCCAGCGGGCGCAGACCGACGAGCGCAGCGTGTTCGACATCTACAAGGCCGAGGGCTTTCGCATCATCCCCGGCAAGACCAACGCCATACCGGGGCGCTTGTCGGCGGTGGACAACTGGCTCGGGCGGCAGATCGACGGCGGCGCGGCGTTCCTGATCGACCCCAGTGCCAAGGCGCTGATCCACGCGCTGCGCGGCGGCTACCGCTACAAGGTCAGCACCAAGGGCGAGGTTGACGAGAAGCCGGAAAAGAATTACGCCAGCCACATCAGCGATGCGTGTCAGTATCTGGCCATGCACGCCGACCCCGGCGGCATCGGCGGCGGGATGTTCGTGGCGGCGAGGCGGGAAGTGAAGAAGGTGGCGTACGTGTACTGAACGGGCTAGTATCGCGCCCAACGGGAGATGCAATGCCTGCACTTGGGTTGACACCACCGCCTAACCCCGGCGGCTTCGGCGTTCCGGCTGTTCCCATGCCTGTGGGACAGATGACGGCCCCTCCCGCCCCCATGCTGCTGCAAGCGCCACCCGGCGTCACCAACCTCGGCGGCATCCTGCCGATGCAGTCGCTGAAGTCGATGCTGGACGCGCAGAAGAAGGCCAGCGAAATCCAGCAGCACCAGCCCCTCATCACCGGCCTCGCGGGCCTCGTGCGTAAGCAGTGGAGCGTCGCCCGCCTCGCCCGCGAACAGACCGTCGAGCAGCGCATGTTCAAGAGCCTGCGCCAGCGGCGCGGCGAGTACGACCCCGACAAGCTGACCATGATCCGCGCGCAGGGCGGCTCCGAGATTTACATGATGCTCACGTCGAACAAGTGCCGGGGCGCGTCGGCATGGCTGCGCGACGTGCTGCTCGGCTCCGGGTCCGACAAGCCGTGGACGCTCAAGCCCTCGCCCGTGCCCTCGCTGCCGCCCGAAGTCCTCGAAGAATTGCGGCAGCGCGCGATCAACGAGGTCCAGCAGTACATCATGACCACGGGGGAGAACGTACCGCCGACCGAGTTGAGGAAATTCCTGACTGGGCTTCGCGAGGAGTTCTACGACTCTTTGTACGAACAGGCGAAGGCCAGCGTCGAGGAGATGGAACGCAAGATGGAGGACCAGCTTGTCGAGGGCGGTTTCATACGCGGCTTCGACGATTTCTTGGACGACATCACCACGTTCCCGGCGGCGGTGCTCAAAGGTCCGGTCGTCCGCAACAAGAACAAACTTGCATGGAAACAGACGGGACCGGGGCAGTACGTGCCGGATGTTTCCGAGGAGTTGGTGCTTGAGTGGGAACGTGTGGACCCGATGATGTGCTATCCGAGTCCTGCGAGCACTGGGATCGACGACGGGTTTTTCATTGAACGCCACAAACTTCGCCAGCAAGACCTCGAAGAACTCATCGGCGTGGAAGGATACGACGACGGTGCCATCCGCAAGGTGCTGGAGGACTACGGCAGGGGCGGATTGCAGGAGTGGATATTCGTCGACAGCGAAAAAGCGTTCGCTGAAGGCAAGTCCACCACTGGTGTGATGCAAAACCCCGACAAGCACATCGACGCGCTTCAATTTTGGGGTTCGGTTTCGGGTCAAATGCTCCTCGATTGGGGCATGGGCGACGATGAAGTGCCCGATCCGGCCAAGAATTACCCCGTCGAGGTGTGGGTGATCGGCCCGTACGTCATCAAAGCACTGCTCAACTACCACCCGCTGGGGCAAAAACCGTACTACAAGGCGAGTTACGAGGACATTCCGGGCTGTTTTTGGGGTAATTCGGTCTGCGACCTCGTAAGAGACTGCCAAGATGTGTGCAATTCGGTCGGCAGAGCACTCGTCAACAACGCTGGCATCGCTTCCGGCCCCCAAGTAGGCATCAATTCGGACCGTTTGCCCCCCGGCGAGGACATCGAGCAGATGTACCCGTGGAAAATCTGGCAATTCACGTCCGATCCGATGGGTAGCACTGCTGAAGCGATCACTTTCTTCCAGCCGAACCTCAATGTGGCCGAATTGATGGCCGTTTTCGAGAAATTCGCTGTTTTGGCCGACGAATACTCGTCCATTCCTCGCTACATGACCGGCGACTCGCCCACGGGGGGCGCAGGGCGCACCGCGTCGGGCATGTCGATGCTCATGTCGAATGCGAACAAGTCGATGAAGCAGGTAATCAGCAACATCGACAACAGCGTGATGACTCCGCTGCTAAACCGGCTATATTTTTACAACATGAAGTACGGTGACGACGCCGCGCTCAAGGGCGACGTGCAGATCGTGGCCAAGGGTGCCGTCGGCGTGGTCGCCAAGGAGTCGGCACAGGTGCGGCGCAACGAATTCCTCAACGTCGTCGGCGCGAATCCGACCTTCACGCAGGTGGTCGGTGTCGATGGCATCGCGTCGCTGTTGCGCGAGGCGGCGAAGAACCTCGACATGGACCCCGACGACATCGTGCCGCCGCAGTTCAAGGTCAAGCTGGCGCAGCAGCTTTTGCAGTCGCAGCAGGGTGCGCCGCCGCAGCCGTCAGGACCGGGAGGGACGCCGCAGGTGCCGCCTGCGGCGGCAGCGCAAATGCCGGGGCAGGGTGGCTCGCCGCCCGCGCCTGTGCAGAACGGGCAGACGCTTATGAACGGTGCGCCGATTGCCGATAACTTTGCGCCACAAAAGGCTGCATGATTTTTCAGCTTGTTGACAAGATGTAGTGTTCGGCAGTACAACCCCCGTAAGTCTCACTCCTACATGGAGAATTTGATGAGCCGAGAACATCCGATGGAAACGTCCCCCGCTGGTAAGCCATCCGTCAAGGTGAGGATGAGTGCGACTCCCTGCGGTACGTTGCCCATCCACACGGGACACGGCAAGGAGATCGGGCCGACGGTTGCGCCGACGAGTTTCCCCGGCAAGGGGAAAAAGAGCGGTGCGACGAGCAAAGGTGGGCTGACTATCCACACGGGACATGGCACCGAAATCGGGCCGACGACCAGCCGTGGCTAAACTCCCGCCTGCGTTTCTAAAAAAGGTCAAAGGCAAGGGCAAGAAACCGAAGGAAGGATCGGCGGCGGAAGAACGCGGCGAGTCCAAAGCCTTCGAGCGCACGGAAGATGAAAGCAAGGAAGGCGTGAAGAAGCGGAAAAAGAAGTAGTCGTGGCGAAGGCGTTTTCGTTTCAAAAGAAAGTGCCGAAGCGAGTAGCGGCGGGCAGACCGCCGCGACGCCCGCCGATGGCGCTGCCGTCGATAGGCACGATACCAGCAGACCGCCCGCCCGGAATTCCGCCGGGTTACAAGCGCGGTGGAAAGGTGAAGTAGCCATGGCCAAGGCACCTCCGTTTGCGAAGAAGCCGAAGGCGAGAAGTGCTGGGAAGTTGCGCCGCGCTGCGCCGCCGTTCGTGCCGGTCGCACCGCGTGTGCCGGTTGCGCCGGTCGCGCCGATTGCGCGTGCGGTACCGCGTGGGCCGGTCGGCCCGCCGGTCAGACCTCCCGGCTACGCGCGCGGCGGCAGGACGAAGTAGCTGTGCCGAAGAAAGTAGTCAAGGCGCGAAAGAGGTACGCCGAAGGTGGCGCGGTGCAGTCGCCGTCGCTGCTGAACAGGCTGAAGGGGCTGTATAGCGCCAGCAAGGATGCTTCGGATGCTCCAGCCAGCGGTGGCAGCGCGGGCGGCAAGAGCACTCCGGCCATCACTGGCGGTTTCGCCGACGCCATCAAGCGGCGGCAGGATCGGATGGATGCGGTGGAGCGCGGCGAGTCGGACGAAAGCCCCAAGCTCGCACGCGGCGGCAGAGTCAAGAAGCGCAAAAAATAGTGCGCGTTGACGCGAAGCAACTGGAGTCGCTGAAACGCATTGCGCGGTATTCGGAAGGCAAGGTTCTGCAAAGCGTACTCGCAGCAGAACAGCAAGCAGTGATGAAGTCGTTGATGGCAGCGTCGACAGATAACGTGCATCGGCTTCAAGGTCGCGCCGTACTGCTCGACGAGTTGTTGAAAATGCTGAACCCTGAAGTAGAGTAGGCCGAAGCAAAGCGGGCCTGCTCCCACATAGCCCAAGCCCCTTGATCGGGAAGGCGAGAAACGACGATGGCATTGCCCAAGGCAGTTCAGAAGCAAGCGAAAGAAGTTGCGGCGTACGACAAAGCAGTGGAGGAAGCAGCAAATGCTGCACAACCTCAACCGCCGGAAGGTACGGAACCACCCCCGCAGCAACCACCACTTGCAGTAGTCGAACCGTCGGTCAGCATTGCCCCGGCACCAGTCCCGCCTACGGTTGAGCCGACGCGTGATGATGGGCAGTGGGAGCAGAAGTACCGCACCCTCCAAGGCATGTTTTCTCGCGAGACGCAGCAGCTTCGTGAGGCACTACGCCAGTCCAACGAGCGCATCGACGCGTTGCAGCAGGTACAGAAGCAGCCACCTGCGACGCCACCTGAACCCAAAGCGAAGCTGGTCACCGAGAAGGATTCGGAAGCCTTCGGCGCGGATTTGATTGATATGGCGCGGCGCGTGGCCCGAGAAGAATTCGGCGAGCGCGAAGCTGGGTACATTCAACGGATCGACACGCTGACGACTCAACTGACGAAGCAGGTAGGAGAAGTTCGCGAGACGCAGTACGCGACCAGCAGGGATCAGTTTTTCGGCACTCTCGCAGCGGCGTTCCCTAATTGGGAAGCGGTGCAAGCGAGCGAAGCCTGCCAGAAATGGCTCGGTTCCAAGGTGCCCGGAGCGAATTTCCTCTGGAACGATATGCTCGTGGATGCAGCGGAGAAGCTCGACTCGGCGCGTGCCATCGAAGTGTTTCAGGCATTCGCGCAGACGCAACCCCGAGCACCGCAGCCCGCACCCGCCCCGTCAGGCCGCAAGTCTGAGCTTTCTCGTCAGGTAACACCCGCCAAGTCTGGTGGAGCGGCAAGCGTGCCGAGCGAGAAGCGGACGTACACGGCCAAGGAATACGAGGCCGAGTCGATGCAGATCGTTCGTCTCACGAAAGCCGGTCGGCACGACGAAGCGATGGTGATCGAAAACGAACTGAATGCCGCACTGTTGGAGGGCCGTCTAAAGCCCTGAACAGGGGCGGCTCCTCAAAAGGAGCGACGGTTATGGGTGGAACAAGCTTTCCTCAAGGACGTGGCACTTCCGATAAGCCAGTAATGGCCGTTGGCACCGAGCGCGAAGGCAGTCCCGTGTTGGACTCCGACGTGTGTGTCGTAATCACCTCGGAAGGCAACGACTCGGTGCAACTCCCGCCCGCGCATGTGGGTGGTCCCTCAATCAAGGTGATCTCGGTACCTAACCCCGACGGCACGCCGCCTGCGGCGCACCTGCACGTTTGGCCAGCGGAAGATGGCAGGGTTCAGGGCGAAGGGATCGACGAGTCCTGCGATGTTGGCATGATGGTGGTGACCGAGTTCATCCCCGTCACGGACAAGGACTGGGCGATCAACACCAGCGCTTCGGGAGCAGTCGACCCTGCGAGCCTGTCGCGCACCCCCGAGATCGAAGCGGATGCCGCCGCCAAGCGCGCTGCTGCCAAGGTGAAGTCGGCCAAGGCCAAGGCTGACGCCGAGGCGAAGGCGAAAGCTGAAGCCGCCGCCGAAGCAAAGGCGAGGGCCGACACCGAAAAGGACGAGGAGGACGCCGAAGCTCGCCACCGGGCGAAGAATAAGCGTCACACCGCCGAAGCCTAGTCCCGCGCATAACGCTCGCGCTTAGCCCAGCACAGGAGATAGCCACATGGCTACCATCACCCCAGCAGCAGTAATACCCGTCGTTTCGCCGTTCAATACAGTGCCGTCGTATTCGGGCACCTTCATTCCGTCGGTGTGGTCGAGCAAGCTCAACGTCAAGTTCTACGCAGCTACGACGTTTGGCGATGTCTCGAACACCAACTGGGAGGGAGACATCAAGTCGATGGGCGACAAGGTGGTCATCAACAACATCCCGTCGATCACCATCAACACGTACTCGGTCGGTACGGCGCTGACTTATGAAGTCCCGGCTCCGAACACCATCGAGCTTCAGGTCGACAAGGGCTACTACTTCGGCGTGAATGTCAGTGACGTGCTGGAGTACCAAGCCCAGCCGAACCTGATGGACATGTTCACCACTGATGCGGCGAACCAGATGAAGATTCAGGTCGACCGCGAGTGCCTGCAAGCCGTCGTCACCGGCTGCGATGCAGCCAACGTGGGTGCCACCGCCGGGAAAATTTCCGGCAGCTACAGCTTCGGCACCGACCTCGCGCCGATCACGCTGACCGCCAGTGCCGGTGCAGGGAATATCCTGCAAACCATCACCGCGATGGCGTCGGCGCTGGACGAGCAGAATGTGCCCGAGTCGGATCGCTTCCTGATCCTCACCCCGGTCGAGCGCAACATGCTCATGTCGTCCAACCTCGCCCAAGCGCAGTTCATGGGCGACGCAACGTCCATCGTCCGCAACGGGAAGATCGGGCGTATCGACCGCTTCGACGTGTACGTGTCGAACCTGCTGCCCAAGGCCGCTGCCGGTCAGGACTACTTCGGTGTGGCGCTGGGAAGCGCGCTGAAGCGGCATGCCATGTACGCGGGGCACAAGTCGGCGTGGACCTTCGCGTCGCAGATTAACAAGGTCGAGAGCATCCCGAATCCATCCGATTTCGGGCAGCTTGTCCGTGGCCTCGTGATCTACGGACGCAAGGTGGTGAAGCCCGAAGGTGTTGTCCTAGTGCAAGCCGCAGGCTAGGATTCCGGTACACCCTCTCCCCCGGCTCGGGGGAGAGGAACCGCACTTTCGGAGAGCACAATGTCGACGATCACCGCCGGGGCTTTGATCGACCGTACCGCGATCATCCTTCAGGATGCAACCAATATCCGGTGGCCGCGTCTTGAACTGCTGGGCTGGTTGAACGATGGCGAGCGCGAGATCGTTCTCAACAAGCCCAACGCGTACATCAAGAATGTTCCGACGCCGCTGGCCGCTGGCACCAAGCAGAATCTGCCGGTCGATGGCGTCTCGCTGATCGACATTCCGCGCAATGTGGGCGGGCCAGCAGTCCGGGTGGTGTCGCGCGAGATACTCGACGCGCAGACACCGGCATGGCACCAAGCAGTTCCCGCGAACACGATCAAGCACTTCGTTTACAGCCCGCTGGACCCGAAGACGTTTTACGTCTATCCGCCGTCGAGCGGTGTCAGTCAAGTGGACCTCGTTTACGCCGCCTCTCCCACCGATGTCACGGAAGGCTCGACGATTCTGGTCGATGACGTGTACGCCACGGCGCTCATCAACTACATGCTGTACCGCGCCTACAGCAAGGATGCGGAGTACGCGGCAAACGCCGCACAAGCGACGGCGTTCTACAGCCAGTTCATGACGCTGCTCGGAGCCAAGGTCACAGCGGAAACGGTAACGTCCCCTGCGCAAGCGCTGGGACAAGGTGGGTTCAACCCGAACATACCCGCTACGCAGAAGTAATGGCGAACGTTGACTACTCGGTCTTCTTCCCCTACCTGATTCCGCTCGTTCCCCACGTAGCGGAGCCGGTGGCGCAGCAGGCTATTCGCGATACCTGCATCGAGTTCTGCAAGGAGTCGCTGGTTTGGCAAGCCTCGATGGACTCCATCATGGTGCTTGCGGGCGAGGCAGCGTACGAGCTTGACGTGCCGAGCAACGCGAATCTCGCCAACATTGTCGAGTTGTATTTCGACAAGCGACGCTTGGGAAAGAAGTCGACTTCCGAGATTTCGGCGCGTTATGGGCGTGACTGGATGCAGTCTTCGGGCACGCCCGCCGTGTTCACGATGCTCAATCCCAACGAAGTCACGCTGGTGCCGACGCCTGACAAGACGGTGATCGAGGGGTTGACCGGAATTCTTGCCTTCACGCCGTTGCGAAAGTCGACGAGCATCATCGACTACATATACGAGGAGTATGCGGAGGAGATCGCGCGGGGTGCTGCGGCGCGACTGATGATGATTCCGAACCAGCAGTGGACTGAGCCGAAGATGGGGCTGGGGTATCGCAAGCAGTTCATGTCCGATTGTGCAAACGCACGCTCGCATGTGAATGCGGGTCAGGTGCGCGCACCGATTTCGGTTCACATGCGAAAGTTCTGGTGACATGGACAAGATCAAGCTCGTTGCCAGCGACAACCGCCCGTTCGTCGTGCTGACCTTGCTCGACCCGGAAGATACGCCCATCAACCTCACCGACGCCAACGTGGTTGTGTATTTTCGTGCAGCAGGCGCGACGGATTTGCTCGCCACGATACCGTGCACGGTTCACGATCCCGACAATGGCTTGTGCTTTTTCAACTTCCCCAACGACACACTGAAGGACTTGCTGGGCGCGTACGAGGGGGAGATCGAGATCACGTTCAGTAATGGGGACAAGCAGTCGGTGTACGATCTGCTCAAGTTCCAAGTCCGTAGTCAAGTCGGTTAATCAAGGAGCACCACATGACAATCCAGCTTAGCCAATTGGTACGCAATAACCGGCTCGACCAAATCGAGACGCAAACCGGAGTTTCTCCCAACCTGCTGTTGTTTTCGGGCGCGGTGCCTGCGAACTGCGCAGCAGCGGACCCAGCGGGTGTGCTGGCAACGCTGACACTGCCGTCCGACTGGATGAACGCCGCGTCGGCGGGTACGAAAACGCTTGCGGGAACATGGACGGGGAGCGCCGCTGCGGCGGGCACCGCCATATCGTTCCGCATCAAGAGTTCGGGTGGCGCTTGTCACATTCAGGGCACCGCAGGCACGGCGGGTACCGACCTGATCCTCGACAACAACGTGCTGGCGGTCGGTCAGACGATCAACGTCACGGTCTTCACGTTCACGGACGGCAACGCGTAGCCATGAACATCCCGCAGAAGAAAGTGCTGGTGAAAGTGAACCTCGCTTCAATCGTTCATCACGACGACGCGCCCGAGTCCGAAGTGACATCGGCAATCGAGGAACTGAAAAAGTTCATGGACACGGAGTGGGCGGTAGCGAAAGATCGGCGCAAAGCGAAAGCAGCGGCGAAAGCGTTGCCACGATGACGGGTACTACCACCGAAAGCTAAATCTTCCTCCTATGCCGAGGGTGCGCGAAACCTGTCTCGCACGCGGCCCGACCTCTGACGTGGCCACTCTAATCCTCGGCTCTTTTTTCCTGCTCCCGAAAGGCTGGGCATAAGTCATGCCGAATCCAGCCTATCGGTCGAGTTCGATGAATGCGGGTACTGGCGCAAACCTAGTAGGCCAGCTACCTGTAGGCACCGTTAACGGTGACCTGCTCATCGCATGTGTCTTCATCAACCACGCCTCTGCTACACCGGGGATAAGCGGCGCACCTGTTGGGTGGCAACTGGTCGACTCGCAACTTTACGGGCCGAACGCTCTACCGACCGGAATCATGGCCGTGTATTGGAAGATCGCCGCAAGCGAGCCTTCTACATGGACATGGACTGGCGCAAATGCTGGTGGCGGCTACAACTTTATTGTGGAAGTGGCTGCTGTATCCGACGCGAGTGACTGGGTGACGCCGTTCGATGACCAGAAACTAGCGACATCCAGCGGTACGGGTACCAACATCATCGGGGCGGGTGTCACGACGACGCGGCCCTCCGATCTACTGCTTGGTTTCTTCGGCGTTCATAGCAACACTGTCATCGCGCCTGATCCGAGCATGACGGAGGTGCAGGACAAAGGCAATCCTTCGGGCACGCTGGAAACCGCATGGTCGGTATACCCTGCCATCGGTTTGACTCCCAACATGGTCGCCGTGTCCAGTTCGACGGACTGGACGACTGCTTGGCTCGGCGCGATCAAAGCAACGCCGCAACCACCGGCTGGTGCGCCAGCCGTGCGTTCGATTTCTAGCACACCCGTTGTAGCTACTACGTCGCTGATCGGTACGCTGCCAGCAGGCACCGTTAATGGCGATGCGTTGTACGCCTGCATTTTTACTGCCTCGACTTCGAGCAATCCGGGCATCACCGGCGTACCTGCGGGATGGACGTTGCTCGACACGACGACCGTTACCAATGGTCGCATGTCGGTTTACTGGAAGGTCGCGGCGAGCGAACCTTCGACGTGGACTTGGACAGCGGGCGGCAACTCCAATGGCGTGATACAGGTAGTCGCGGTAATGAATCCCGGCAATCCTACGACGCCGACGGATGTGTCTGCGCTTCAGGTTAACACTGCGGGACTTGCCATTGTCGCCCCGTCGATCACTCCGACATCGGTAAACAGCTTGGTGCTTGGTTTCTTCGGCGCTCGTGCAACCGCAGTTACGTCGCTTACACCTGATGCCAATATGTTTGAGTTGTGGGATCAGGGACAGGGATTGGCTACGCTGGAAGCTTGCTGGGAAACACGGCCCAGTTTCGGTGTAGCCACCGGCACACGTACGTCGGTTCCTGCTGCTACTTCTACAGGTATTGGTTGGCTCGGCGCTGTATACGGATCATCGCCATCGCCACGCACCGGCACACTTACTGCGACTCTCGGCAACGTTACGGTAGCGAGCGCTGCTGGTGCTGTTGCAGGCGGCACGCTCAGCAGAACGCTTGCCAATGTCACTGTAGCAGGTAGTGCCACCGCTGTTGCAAGTGCCTCGCTCAGCAGAACGCTCGACGCGGTAACGCTGGCCAGCGCCATGCAAGTGGGGCGTGTTGGCCTGCTTACGCAGACGCTGGAAAACCTCACTGTAGCGAGCGCCGTCAACGCTATTGCAGGTGCCTCGCTCAGCAGAACGCTTGCCGACGTAACGACTGTCAGTGCCGTTCAGGTTATTGCGAACGGTCAGCTTACGCGGACGCTGGATGCCACTACGCTTTCCGGCCACGCAGGCTTGGTTGCTAAGGCTACGCTGGCTGCAACGCTGGGTAATGTGTCGGTATCCAGCGCTGCTGGTGTTTCGGCTAATGCAACAGCCGATAACGTGCTCGCGCCAGCAGTGCTGGATTCAGCGGCCACGCTTGTTGCCAATTGCACGCTGACACAAGCGCTCGAAAACATAACCTTCGACGCGTTCGCAAGCTTCCCGCCTGTTATCGGGTTGAGCCTTGTACTGGAAGACTTGACGTTGACAGGCGCTGGATCAATCAAAGCCAATGCCTTTGTCAATCAGTTCCTCGACAACGTTACTCTCGCTGGCGTAGCAGCAACTCCTGTCGTTGCTTCGCTTTCGCGCGCGCTTGACCCCACTTCGCTGACGGGATTCGCTGCACAGGTCAATCACGTCGGGTTGACTCAGACATTGCTGGACGCAACGCTGGTTGGCATCGGCAGCGCGTACACCCCGAGCAGTGCTCGCACCGGCTTGATGTATTCGTTGCTCGACCCAGTGGTGTCCACCACGGCGAGCACGGCGGGCATAACAGGCCGGATGAATCAGACGCTCGACGACATCACCATTACCGATGTCATCAGCGTGCTCACGAACGTCGTGGGCATCCTCAGCCTGAATCCAGCACAGCTTTTGGGCATAGTTTCAGCCCCCAGCATCGGCAGGCTCGACGTAACGCTTAACGATAGTCTGCTGTTCAGCGACGCCACTACCCCCATCACGAACGGGCTGGCGGTGACGCTGGCGAACGTGACGGTTGTAGGCACGGGTGTCGCACCGGCTACTGGCAGGTGTACAGCGACTCTCGGCAATCTCGGCGCAACGTTCCAAGCGCGCGTACCTGTTATCGCTCGCTGTGTGGCGATTCTCGACGATGTTGGATTTGTCAGCAGCAGCAACGCTTATACGCTGGCTTACGCGGACATCATGCTCGGGGATGTCCGCTTGGATTCTCAAGTCATAGCCGCTGGTGTAGCTAGAGGTGATTGGCTGCTTGAGGATGTTGCACTGGAAGGTAACATCGTAATTCCTGCGATTGCTGCGTTGACGGCGGCGCTGGAAGCTCTTGTAGGTTCCGGCGTGGCTACTGCCGTCGCGACGGGCAGAACAACGACCACGTTGCAGAATGTAGGGGGCGATCTTCAGGCGCAAGCGCCAGCTACGATTGTTGCCGTTCCGGTTCTGGAAGGACTCACGCTGGCAGCGGAAGCTGGCGCAATCATCGCTGGCACGCACACCACGCTGCTCGACGATGTTGTGCTTGATGCAAGCGCATTCGCAACAGTCAGCGTTACGCTCGACCAGATTTTCGACGACATGCAGTTCGTTGGGTATATGCTGCATGTGGTCCGTACGCCTGTGCTTAGCGTGTCGGTTCAGCCGGGTTACATCTACGCGCAGGTTTCGACGACTGAGATACACGTCGAGGTCGAAACCACTTTCATCGAAGCGATGCTGACGAAAGAGTACCAAGACAAGGCGGCGTAATGACAGCCATATCCATCAAGGAGTTTTCGGGGATGGTCCCGCGCCAGCCGGATCATTTGCTGCCCGACAACGCTGCGGCGTATGCGTCGAATTGTGACTTCAGCCGCAGCGTGCTCGCTCCGCTGAACGACGGCTATCTGGTGAATTCTCCCGGTGGCACGATCCGCAGCATCTATACGGTGGACGGCATCTACTGGTACACATGGGATACCGAGTTGGCTGCATTCAAGTCGCCGGTCATCGACGAGATTTACAACCGCATCTATTTCATCGAAGGCAACCAGTTCAAGGTAGCGTTCTCGCCGGAGTCGCAGTTCGTCAATGGTGGCAAGCCGAACGTGGGGGTGACGTGGCTGGCTGGCATTCCCAACTCCGATATTGCCCCGGTGCTGGAGTTGATCGACCGCACTACGCTTGCGGATTACCCCACAGCAACTTTCGAGTTCAAGGTGTGGTGGGAGGATGCTTCGGCGCAATACGGTGTAACGACGATAGCCCCGGTGGCTACGTCCCTGTTCAGGCGCTACACCTTTACTGCTCCGGCGAAACCCCCGAGCACTACTGACGAAAACGGAAACACTACGGGTGGCGTTCCCGACGGTGCGATCTTCGTCGTGGAAGCAACGCTGTCGGACGGCAACAAGCAGCTTTTCCAGTTGAATACGGGTGCGTCTTCGCTGACGGTCGCGCGCACGCAAGCGCTCCCCGGCGGCGTCACCATGACGCTGGAAAACATCAGCGGCGACGACTACGCCATCAACTTCGACTGGGGCGTTGTCGAGACTCGCGCCTACCTGTACACGGTGCAGAACACATGGGATGAGGAGTCGGGACCGTCTCCAGTGTCGATTATCTCGCCCACATATTTGCAGGACGTGAAGGTGACGATGCTGTCTCCCATCATCACCGGCACGCAATACCGTCCGTTCAAGCAGGCCAACGTCTACCGCACCTATGGCGGGCCGCAGTACATCCGGGCGGGTAGCACAACCACCAACGTCTTCACTGATTCTGCACGTACGGTGACGACGCTCGGCGTGGCGTTGGCGTCATTGACGTGGGTGCTGCCACCGACCGGCATATTCGGCCTCGTGCTTGCTCCTAACGGCTGGTTCGCCGCGTTCAAGGGCAACACGCTGTACATGAGCGAGCCGTATCGCCCGCATGTGTGGCCGTACAGCATGACGTTCCCCAAGGCGATCATGGGTATCTGTGTGGGGCCGCAGGGGATCGTGGTGACGACCATGGAAGCGACCTACATCGTAAATGCTCCACACCCGCATTCTGCGAACTCTCTGGAATTGCCGATCCCGGTGGGCGGCATTTCACAGCGCAGCATGTGCAAGGTCGATGGCGGCGTCGCGTTCCTGTCGCACGACGGCATCGTTGTCGTTCAAGGCAGCGATGCTACGCTGGATATGAGTGAGCGCTATTTTACTCGTGCCACATGGCGCTCCAACTTCGGCTCCGCGCTAACGACGATGGCGCTGGCCTACCACGATGGCTTCCTTGTCGCGGTAAGCTACGCAACGCCAATCGGTTTCCTGCTGGAGATGGACGAGGCTGGCGGTGCCATGACTCGCTTCGACTTCCAGTACGACGCATTGATGCGTTTGCCGATGCTCGACACGCTGTACTACAGCTACAACGGCTCGATCTACCGCTTCCGCGAGGGCAACGCTATGGGCGCGTCGTGGTACAGCAAGCAGTTCATTTCGCCCAAGTATCTCAAGCTGGGCATCGGTTTTGCGCGCATGCGCGGGTCGGGCTTTATTCAGATCATGCTGTTCGCGGATGAGGTGCTTGTCTTCTCGCAGTCGCTCGACCCTTCCACACGCACCAAGTATTTCCGCCTGCCGTCGAATGCCGGTGCCTTGAAGTGGCAATTCCGTGTTGTGGTCAACGGGCCATGCTCGCTGGAAGATATGGCGTTCGCGCAATCACCGGATGAGTTGAAAAATGTCTAAGGTCGCCAGCCTCGCTCCGACATCCGGTATCAAAGACCCGCAGGTCAGGGCTTTTGCCGACTCGTTGTCCAACGCGTGGCAGCTTCGCAACGGCAACACGGGTGCCAACGATAGCCAGCGTTTCATCACGAAAGAGGAGTGGGATGTCCTCGCCAAGAATCCGGCGATTGCTGCTGTTGCGAGCATCGGACAACCCGGCTCGTCGGTTCCCGGTGCGGGCGGGAGCACGAGCACGCCGCCTCCGCCAGCGCTACCACCGGGGGTGCAGAACGCAATCGACTTCCTGACTTCCGGCATAACGCTGATCGACTTCACTACGATCACCAAAAGCAGCAACGAGTTGTTCGCGTCGATCTACGCTCTTACTACACTGGTTACCAACTCTGTTGGAGACATAACCAAGATCAAGAACGACATCACTCAGATCAACACGATTGATTCGAGTTCCACGTCGGCAAGCGCGCAGACTTTGTATGCGTTGAAGGAGCAGGTAAACGATCCGGTGACCGGCCTGCCCGCCGCAGCAGCCGCCATCATCGAGATCAACAACGTATCGGTTAACTCGACTTCGGCCAACGCGCAGAAAACCGCCCAGTTGATTGCGCAGGTGTTCGACCCACTCACCGGCAACCTCGCGGCGATGGCTGCGATTTCCGAGATCAACAACGTTTCGGCCACCTCGACTTCTGCCAATGCGCAGAAGACGGCAGGACTTATCGCTTCAGTCTACGATCCGAACACTGGCCTAGTCCAAGCCAACGCCGCTATCGTAGCGCTCAACGATGTCAGTTCTACTTCGTCGTCGGCTAATGCGCGCTCAACCGCAGGGCTTCTCGCGGTAGTCAACGATCCGAACAGTGGCATGGGTGCTGCGTTCGCGGCAATCAACGCAATCAACAACGTCAGCGCTTCGTCTACGTCGGCCAACGCCCGTACGTTGGCTGGGACGGTAGTTGGCGTCGGCCTCAAGTCGAAGGTGTTTGCACAGAGCAGCGCTCCGGTCAGCGACGTGAACTACACGCTGAAGGTCAACGACATCTGGATCAACACCGCGAACAACAACACGATGATGCGGTGGACTGGTACTGCGTGGGTGGATGCTTCCGACATGCGTATTGCGAATTCCATGGCGGGCATCACCAACGAGACGAACGTGCGGGTTAGCAGCGACAACGCTCTGGCGCAGCAACTCAACACGGTGTGGGGTGTCATCGGCAACAACAATGGACTGGTTCAGGGAGGATCGTCGGTCACGATCAATCCCGGCGCGGGTTCGGCCAACAACTTCATACAGGTGCAGAACGCACTGAAAGACCCGAACGGCAACATCGTTCAGGCGGCGACCAAGCAATCGTTCGATTCCTACGTAACCATGAACGAGGCGCGCGCCCATGCTGCATACACCTTGCAGGTGCAGGCGCAGTCGGGTGGGATAAATGCTGTCGCGGGCATGAGGCTCTACGCCGATGCCGGTCCCGGTGGCGGCAGTTCGGGTGTCGTGTTCCTCGCCGATGCCTTCGCCATCTACAACGGCAACACGGCAATGCCGCCGTTCTACATCTACCAGAACAAGATCAGGATGGCGGCAACGTACCTGTCGGATTACATGCAGTCGGACTCGTGGGTTTCGAGGAAGGCTGGCTGGATCATCCGGCAGGACGGCAGCGCGGAGTTCAATGGCGCGGTATTTATCGGTCAGATGCTTTCGGGTTCGACGTTCGTTGACGCCGACTCGGGGCAGGTCATGGGCACCACAGCGGTCTGTTCATGGAATTCCGCGTTGGAAGACGGGGGTACATATACAGACGGTGGTGGCCTTATTGCCAGCCCGGTGATGACCAATTCTTCTCTCACGCTGTATGGCCCCAACAAGCACACGCTGACCAACAGTCCGTACCAGCGCATTCGGCGAACCGACGTTAACCACATTCAGCTTGTTGCCGTCATCACTTTCATCGGTGTTGCCGACGACCGCATAACGATCTGGACGAGGAAGAACGGCAGCGCGTGGGTACCCCTTACCTTCACCACCACGCCATCGAACAATTACGGTGCGGTGACGTGCGGGTGGTCGGGTACGTTCGACGTTGGCCCGGACGACATCTGGCAGTTCGGCGCGTCTCCTACCGACAAAAGCTTGCATCCGCTTAATCCCCTCAAGACTGCGCTTCAGGATTTCACCATGAGCGTCACCGTGGTAAACATCTAGCCATGGCCTACCACCTTTACGTCAAGCCGAGCGGATTCGCTGACGTTAGCGAGTACCCGCTGAGTTTGGATGTCTTTCCCGACTACGCCTACCTCGGCGAATTTCCTACGATGCCTGATGTTGGTGGGAAGCGGTATGTCGATGGGGCGTGGGTGCGGGGTAGCAAGGTGCCGGAGCATGTCGAGAGAAGGCAGCGGGCGTACCCCAAGCTGGATGAGTTGATCCAAGCGTTGTGGCATGCGATGGATCAGGGAATCCTGCCCAAAGTGCCGGGGTTCTACGACAAGATCGACGAAGCGAACAAGCGGTTTCCCGAGCAATGAGCCAACCTGCTAACATGCCGACACTACGCCTCGTACAGCCGCCGGAGATACTTGAGCGCTGGCCCGAGTTCCGCGTCATGCTGGACAGAGCATTGCAGCATGCGCGCGGGGAACTCGAAGTCGACGACATTTTCGCGGGTGTGGGTGTCGGCAGGATAGGCATTCTCGCGCAGGAAGAAGGGGACACGTTGCAGCTACTGTTCGCCTTTGAAATCATCCCTTACCCCCGGCGCTCGGTGATGAACCTCATCGCGGTAGCGGGTAAGAATCTCGCCGGTCTGGTGCCGTGCTACGAGTTGATCGACATTCTTGCCGGAACCATGGGTGCGAGCGCGGTGCGGTGCTTCTGCCGTCCGTCGGTCGCTCGTCATATCAAACGGCTGTTCCCCGATACGCAGGAAGCGTACATCGTGATGGAGCGGGAGGTGCGCAATGCGAGTCTACAGTAGGGTCGTCTACGAATGGCGTGGTGACGAACTGGTTCAGGTCGAAGCCGAGAGCTACGACTACGAGGGGCCAGTCGCTCTCGCCAAAGGTGGCAGCAGCGCACCGCAGAACTACGAGAATCTCGAACGCCTGTACGGCATTCAAGCCGATCAGGCCGAGTTTCTCGGCCAGACGTTCAAGGGCACGGTCGCCCCCGCGTACAAGAGTTGGCTGGGCGAAGCGGCGGATTACGGCTCGACCGCCAATCAGGAGCAGGCGGCGCAGCGTGCAGGCGCGGCGTCGAGTGCTGCGACTGGTCAGCAAACGCAGGCGATGCAGGCCGACCTCGCGTCGTATGGCATCAACCCCGCCGACCCGCGCTATGCGCAGGGCATGCGCGAGATAGGCATCCAAGGCGCAGGGCAGCAAGCCGCTGCCGAAACGACAGCGCGAGACACTATCCGCGACAAGGGCTTTGCCCGGATGCAGGACGCCATCGGCATGGGTATGGGCACACCGACGCAAGCCTCGCAGGCGGCGAATTCCGCTGCCAACGCCGCCACCAGCAGCTTGTCGGCGCAGAACACAGCGCAGCAGAACCAATCGAATTCCATCGGCAACATCGTGCGTGCGGGCACCAACATTTGGGGCGCGTACAACGACATGAACCGAGGCAGCAGCGGCGTCACTACCTACGCGGAGGGTGGGCCGGTAAAGCGCGGCATTCTTCGCCTCAACGGTGGCGGATATGTACAGCGTCTTGCAGCGGGCGGCTTCGCAGGCGGTTCTACGCCGGGTGGCGGTCATGGTGGCGGGTTCATGCCCACGCCTAACGCCACGCCGATGCCACCGCCGTCGCGGCCACCGCCGCCCCCAAGTGGCGTGGAGCAGGCGGGCGCTGCAACGGCGAATACGCTCGGCGTGGGGGGAATGAAGGCAGGCATCGGCAAGGCTGCGGAGTATGGCGGGAGGGCGCTCGATTCGCCGGGAGTGGAAGCGTTCGGTAAAGGCATGCAGATGTCGCCCGGTCAGGCGCGAGCGGCGCAGTCGGCGTATCAAGACGCCACCAAGCAGATGGCGCAGTCGGCGGTGGACAAGGAACTGGGTACTGGAATGCCCGCACCTGCCGCCGAAGCTGATGCTGTTTCGCAAGCGGGGGCTGCGCAAAGTGCTGCTGATCTGGAAGCCACGCAAGTCGGAGCGACGACCGCTGCCGACGCCGAAACTGCGCTCGCGTCGTCGCAAGCTGCCGAAGCTGCGGCTGCTGCCGAAGCGGCAACGACTGCGGGCACCGCAGCGGCGACGGAGGGTGGGCTGGCCGCAACGGGTGCTGGGCTGGGCGCGGCAGCAGCGGTCGGTACCGCTGTCCCGGTTATCGGTGCAGGGCTTGCGCTGTACGGCATCGGCAACGCGGCGGGCTGGTGGGCGGATGGCGGGGAGGTCACTCCCGGCTCGAACGGTGCGGGCGGCGGCGAGGTCGATGGTCCCGGTGGACCGAAGGACGACGAGGTTATGGCGGCGCTCTCCGATGGCGAGTTCGTCATGCCGGTGGGCGCGGTCAAGTTTTACGGTATCGACCGCTTGGAGAAGATGCGCCAGAAAGGTTTGGCGCACGAGAAACAACTGGGGATTCGATGAACCTTGCAGGCTTCGCGGAAAGCATCGGCGGCGAGTTCGTCGCCGGTTGCCTGATTGGCACGGTCGATGGTAAACGCCAATACCTGCACCGGGATGGTGAGTTCACGCCGGTAGGGCGTGCCGCGTACCTCGCGTGGGAGAACCCGCCCGAACCTGAAGTCGACGTGGCAATTGCCACCGAGGAGACTAAAGGTCGCCGCAAGCTGCACAAATCTGCTGAGGAATAGCTATGGCTGACTGGCTCAACATCGCGGGTGGCGCTGGCAAGGGGTACGTGGAGGGGCAGCAAGACCTGCAACGCACGGCTGAATTCAACGCTTTGCAGGCTCAGCGTCAGCGTCTGGTGAAGCAGCAGCAGATGGACGACGAGCTTCAAAAAACACTGCAAAAAATACGTACGCCGGGGTCGTACACCGATACCGACTCGTCGCCCGAAGCAGGTGCCGAGGGACCGCCTTCGCCCACCGTACAAGCCAGCAGGCCCACGACTACAAGCACCGTCACCGACGCCGACTACGCTCGCCAGCAGGCGAATGCTTTTGCGAGGTCTGGTCGTCCTGACGACATCGCACGCTCAGCAACGCTGCGTGCGGCGGCGATTCAATACGAACAGGCGGCTCGGGCAACGCGACAAGCGAACGCGCAGGAAACGCTTAGTACGGCAGGGCAACAAATCGCCATGGGCGATCACGTCGGTGCCATACGTACCATGCAGCAGGGACTAGCGAGTTCACAGCATCCTGATGGGCACCAGATCGTGCTTGAGAATCGCGATGGGGTTCCGCATGTGGGCGTTGCAGGGCCGGATGGCAGATATACCCAGCAGCCGCAACCGGCTACGCCGGAAGCTGCGAAGGCGATGCTCAACCAAGGTTACGCGATGCTCAACTCTGATACGCATTTCAAGGCGCAAGAGTTGGGCATTCACCAGCAGACAGCAGACGCGACCACGATGCAGGCGGAAGCGGCTCGACAGCATGCCACCACGGAAGCGAGCAAGGTCTATTGGGACACGATTGGCGCGGGTGGAAGTGCGGAGCTTGCGAAGAAAAAATCGGAAGAAGCGTACAACTACGCGCACGCTAACTACATGAACAACAGGGCTTCCCTTGATCGGCAGTCTGCCAAGTTCGGTCAATCGCAGACATTTTTCAACAAGAACACCAACCAGACGGAACTCTATACGCCTGTTCGGGCGAAAGACGGCACGACATCTTGGCAGAAAGAAATTCTGCCGGAAGGAGTGGAGCCGTACAAGCAGCGGCAGGAAATGACCGACCTGCAAAAAGACAGGATGAAGCGGCTCGATGTGCTGGACGAGGAAGGCCATTTCAACGACAAAAGTTCAGGGAAGGTCAACCAAGCCTTGCGCAATCAGTGGATACAGCAGAATCACCTTGCAGGCTTGGTTGGGGATAGTGGTGACGACCCAATTGCGGCGGCAGCGAACAAGGCAGGCCCGCCGAAGCCGGGTGGTAATGCTGCACCTGCACCTGTGTCGTCACCCGAAGAACTGAAGCGCATTTCCGATGCGGCAGCAGCCCGCAGGAGTCGTAATGCGGCGGTGCCTGCTCCTGCTTCCATGGTGGCCGAACGCATACGACGGCAGCAAGAAGCAGACGAGCAGGCGCGAAAGGATCGCGCAGCACGCAACGCAGCAGTCCCCGGCTAGGAAATAGCAATGGCTTCGCCGCTCGACTCTCTCCGCGAAAAAGTACCATGGATGAAGGACATGTCCGACGAGGAGGTGCTCGACAACGCGTCGAAAGTCACCGGCAAGCCTATGCAGGAGATTGCCGACTACTACGGCATGAAAACCGGCGCGGATCGCGGCGCGGGGATGGCGGGGCTGCGCTCCGGCACGGAAGACATCAAGGGTCTTGGCTACAGCGCCTTGGGTTGGGCAGGAGAGACGGGCCGCGAGATGGGCATTCCCGGCGCGGAGGGGTTTCGCGATTGGGCCAACAGGAAATCGGCGCAAAAGCAAATATCGTCGCAGATCGAGTCGCGCCCCGATTTGGAGGACATTGAAAAAATCTGGAAGGAAGACCCCAGTAAGATACCCGCGTGGGCGCTTTACCAGACCACCAAGCAGGTGCCCAATCTCGCTGCCGGTATCGGCGCGGGGATGTTGGTTCCCGAGGTAGCGGTTCCGGCTGCGCTGTCGCGCGGCGCTGCGCTCCTGCCGCGCGTTCTCGGTGGCGGCGGCGCTCGCGCAGGCATGTCTGCCGCAGAGAGGTTAGCCGCCGAAGAAGCAGGCAAGACTTTCGGCAAGCAGATTGTCGGCGGCGGCGCATTCAACGAGGCGCAGTCGATAGGCTCGCTGTATCAGGAAGCAGTGCAAGCCGACCGCCCCGAGGCGGCGGGCGAGACGTTCCTAAAGTCGATCCCGTACGCCATTTCGGAGACGGGGCCGGAAGCGATGCTCGGCGGTCGTCTCCTGCACGGCAGCGGCATCAAGGGAAACATCGCCAAGCGCATGGGTATTTCCGGCGCGGTGCAGGGCGTTTCCGGTGCCACCAGCGAGTCGCTGCAAACTGCGCTGGAGCACTCGATGCACCCGGAGGGGCAGATTTCGCCCGAGCAGAGCCGGTCGGATTACCTGAATGCCGCACTTGCGGGTGGCGTGGTCGAAGGCGCGCTCGGCATGGTTGGCGGCATTCGCCACGCTCGTGCCCCTATCGACACCAAGGTGCCCGCCGATTTGACCAAACGCCTGCCTGACAACGAACCTTACGAGCAACAGGTTGAGCGTATGCACGGCATGGAGCCGGGGACGCTGGGTCTGCGCACGCCGGAGCAGCAAGCAGAATTTGTACGCGCGCAAGGGGTGCCAGCCGAACGCGACCTTCTGGCGGGGTTGTACCCCACTGCGCCCGTCACACCGACGTATGGAGCCGATACCGTGGGCGAGATGGAGCGCGCAGCCGGGGTGCCACCGGGCACTTTTGCGCCGGTCCCTGCCGCCGCTGTTGCGCCCGCCGCTCGTACCACCCGCTCCGCTGTCGCGCCTACGGATGCTACCACGGGCACGGGGACCACGGCGGTCGATCCCGTGCTCGCGCAGGTCACCGCCACCAAGGATCAGCTTGTCGAGGCGCACAACAGGCTGTTCCCCCAAGACAAGGCCGAAAAGCCTGCGTGGCGGGTTCGCGGCGAGATCACCAAGTGGGTAGGCAACCCGCAGACGGTCGACGAGGCGGTGGCTACGCTCAAGACCAAAATTGCTGCCGCGCTTACGCCGCAGCAGGGCATCAAGAAGGCCACCCGCATCAACAACGCAGAGCGGATGATCCAGCTTCACGACGAGCTTCTCGGCGTACCGGAAGCCGAACGCCAGCCGGTCAACGTGTGGGAGGAAAGGCTGCAAGCGGAGAGTGCGGCGGCGGCACAGGCGGCGGCGCTCGCCGCAGCCCCAGTCGGGCAGGCAGGGCGGGTACCCGGCGCGGTCACGAACATCGACCCGGCGACGCTCAACGCAACCGCGCCCGCCGTTACACCGCCCGTCGTCACACCGCCGTCCACGCAGGTTGGCCCGGCGGGGACCGAGGTTCTGGCTAAGCCTACCAGTCCTGCGGAGTTTCCGGCCTACCACGCGGCAATCGTTCCGCGCCTCAAAGAAGGCATAGCCGAAGAAGACTTGCAGGCGCTGATGCTCACGCGGGGCAAGGAAGCTGTCGGCGACGAAAACACGAACGTGTCCCTACCCAACCCGGAACTCACCGCAAAACTGCAACAAACACCCGAGGGCAGGAAGAAGCTCGCCGATCTGGCGCAGAAAGCAGCGGAGCAGGCCGAACTGCCTACTGGCGTGGAAGCTGCCGCAGGTACGTTGCGCGGTGTTGCCGAAACGCTGGGCGTCAGCCATTCGACCTTGCAGGGCAGGGTGAATCGCGCCTTGGCTAAGGTCAAGGAGAATGCCGCTAAGAATGACTTGCCAGAAGAAGCGGCGCACGAACTGTTGGGGTTGCAGACCAGCCTTGATGTTCTCGACATCGCCCCGCCATCTACGGCCTACGAGGGCACGCAGCGAGTTGGTGTAGCACCCAGCGACGAGCGCACGGAAGCAGTGGAAGGCGTGACCGATACGCGCGGAGAGGAAGCACCCGAGGTTACAAGCGAAGCAGCGGCAGAGGAAACACCGGAAGGCGAAGACGCTCGCGCCGACACAACCAAGCAGCGCGGGGCTGAGTTCGAGAACAAGTGGGTGGATAGCGAAGGGCGTGACATCAAGCACGACGATGTGTTGGCGGCGCAGGAAGAATGGGATGAAGGCCGCAGGGACGAGGAGCCGACATGGGATAGGCTGACACCAGAGCTTCAACGGCAATGGGTCAAAGGCTTCATCAGCGCGTACATCCCCCTTGGTGCTGCTACTTCGGTGAAGCCGAAAGAGGCAATGCAGCGAGTGGGTCTTGTGCGGGAGAAGGTACGGGAAGGGATCAAGGAGCAAACCAATGAAGCAGACACCCGTGCAGAAGGCGCTGACGCAGGGGCTGACCGTCAGGCAGAGGAAGGCGCAGATGTCGCCGGGGGAACTGGCGGCGTCGAACGCCAAGTGGGACGCGTTCAAACAGGCGTTCAAGCAGAAGGTGCGGGACGAGTATCACCTGCCGCGCCTGAAGGTGAAAAAGCTGCCGCGACTGCCAAGCCTGAAGAAGCTGGCGCAGGAGCCGCCCCCGCCACTGCCGCAGCCCCCGCAACTGCCAAAAGCACCGGAGCCGCAGGGACTGCCGCAACTGCCGGAGCCGCCAAGCCTGCCGAACCCGTAGTCCAGCGCAAGAAACGCGCCGTACCTGCCAAACAAACGGAGGAAGTGGCCAAAAAGCCCGGAGAAAAGACGCTCGAAACGCACAAGGTGGAGACGACTCGCGAGCGGGCGCAGCGCAAGTGGAGCGAAGCGTCGGCGCTTGTGCCCGAACTTGGTGCATGGGGTGACCTGTCTCAAGAGTCGCAGGATGACTTCCGCAAGGCCGAGGAGAAAGACCAGAACGTCGCCGACGCGATGAAGCTCAAGGAAGCCGACGGGAAAATCCAGCGCTCCGAGCAGTCGTCGATCAAGGCCGAGGGCGGCGCAAGCAAGACGGCAACTACTGCCGAGCATACGGTCAGCACGCTGAAGAAACTGTTCTTCAGCGACAGCCGCTTCGACCAGAAAGTCACGGTGGTGCAGAGCGTATCCGACCTCGACCCCAAGTTCGTCAAGAAGTACAAGATCGGTGCGAATGACCAAGGCTTCACCGACGACAAGGGCCACGTCACGCTGATCGCCGACAACATCGACAAGGGCAGCGAACTCGGCATCTTCCTGCACGAGATGGGCGTCCACGCGGGCATGGAGAAGCTGATCGGCGCGGACAACTTGGTCGATCTGTCGAAGCAGGTTGCGAAGTGGTCGGACCGCACCGATGGCTCGCTTGAGTCCACCATCGCCAAGCGGGTGATTGCGCGCCTGACCAACGCGGCGAAAAATGCCGAGGAGCGCGGCGAGAAGTTCACCGACGCCAACTACACGGAAGAAGCGATTGCCTACTTCGTCGAGGAAGCAGTCGCCCATGGCATCAACCCGACCGCCATGGATGCCAGAACCGAAATCGGTCGCTGGTTCCGCAAGCTGTGGGCGGCAGCGAAGTCGGCGCTGCGCAAGATGGGCCTCGACCGCTTCGACAAGCTCACGGCGCAGGATGTGGTCAACCTCGCGTATGGCGCGGCGCGGCTCGAACTCGAAGGCAACTGGCACGGCACCGCTGCGGAATATCGCAACATGCGGACCAAGTTCATGGGCAGCGGCGAAGGCATGCAGGCGTTCGGCTGGGGACACTACCTCGCGCAGCGTCAGGACATCGGCAAGGACTATTGGAAAAACGACGTGGAGCGCAAGACCACGCCGAAGGAGACACGCCCCGTCTACGAAGGTCAGGCAATAAGCTGGCAAGAAGCGGAGAGCAGCCCGCTGCTGCATGCTCGCTATCTGGCGGGAATGTGGAAGGCTGGGCTTATGTCGGATAGTCCCCCGGAGTGGTACCGGAAATCGCTCAAAGCGATAGACAACCAGCTAAAGTTCGGCCTCGCCAGCGAGGATGTTGCGCAGGCAAAACGCGACCGCGAATTCTACGAGAAAGCGCAATCCGAATACAACGATGTCGATCTCAATAAAGTAACCCTGTCTCAAACTCCGGGCGTGAAGCCCAAGGGTTCGCTGATGCGAGCGGACACCGCCATTGCCGACCACGAGTGGCTCGACCTCGACAAGCCGTTCTCGGAGCAGTCGCAGCATGTGCAGGACAGGCTGAACAAGCTGCTGCCCGAAACAACGCCGAAGGCGCGGGAGGTAATCAAAGCGTACAGCGATATGGCGCTTTACATACCTGATCGCGCGCAGGCTGCGCGCATCATGAGTATCGTCAAGCAGTGGGGAGCGGGCGGGGCGATGGGGAAGATTCAGGACTTGGCGCGCAACAGGCTTTCCGCCGAAGACTTCAAGACGTATTCGCGGATGCGCAAGCAAGTAATCAAGCAACTGTTCACGACTATTCGCCCTGAAATGACTGGCGAGCGGATTTACTCCGCGCTGACGGACAAACTCGGTGGCCAGAAAGAGGCGTCGCAGGCGCTCGACAAGGCGGGCATCAAGGGCAACAAATTCTACGACTACGCAAGTCGGCAAAAAGCCCTAGAGGCAGAAGGCCCAGCCCGCTTGGTAGCCCCCAAGCTGGTCGGCACCGAGGTCGAACCGGGTGCCCGCATCACGGCCAACTCTACGTTTAGCTGGAATCCTGCTACCGGCATCGTTTCGGTAAAGACGGACAGCGGCTGGAAGCATTTCTCCTACGAGGTCATGCCGCATGCCGACCATGCGTCCATCGTAAAAAAGCTGACCACGGATTTCAGCACGCCCGAGTCCAAACTCACACGCAACTTCGTCATATTCAACGATAAGAATGTGCAGCGCGTGGCCACCTACGCTGGCGCAGAAGCAGGCAACATTCGTTTCTCGCAACGCGCCCCCGTGGCCGAAGTGGCGAAGACGCAGGCCACCAAGCACCTGACCAACGTGGAGACGTTCGCGCAGAAGCACGGCCTTGGCGTGATGATTACCGAGGACATCGCGGACCTCGCCGAGCGCCATGGCCTGCCCGAAGTACGCAAGTACGTTGACGCCGCCAAGGAGCGGGAAGCCGCACGCGTGGAGTTCGAGCAGCCGGTAGGCAAGGTCGCCGAGATGTACGACGCGCTGCCGGAGCGGGAGCGCGGCACGGGCGAGGGCAGCGTCAACAAGTTCATCCACGACGCGACGATTCGGGGTGACACCAAGGGCATCGAGCGGCTGTCGGCGTCGGGGCAAGCGATGGTCAAGGCGGTGTTCAAGCACGGCAGCGACACGCTGGCGCTGAAAAAGAAGCTGATCGACGAGGACGTGGGCCGGGAGTACGACCGGCGCATCGCCGAGGAAACCACGCCCGAGGCCAAGGCCGAACTGCGCGCCGAGCGCGCCACGCTGCTGAGCAAGTTCAGCAAGCTGATGACGGTCGAGAATTCGGATACCTACGCCCCGCTCAAGCGGTTCGGCGACTTCGTGGTGTCGGCCAAGTCCAAGGAATACGTGGACGCCGAGGAGCGTGGCGACAAGGAGTGGATCAACAAGAACCAGAGCAACCCGGCGCACGTCAACGTTCAGTTCGCCGACACGCAGGGCGAGGCCGACGCGCTGGAGCAGCAGGTCAAGCAGGACGCGAACTTCAAGGGCGGCAAGACCTACGCCGCCGCGCGCGAAGCCGACATCCACAACCACCGCGACCTGTTCCGCGCCTTCCCGGTGTTGCAGTCCAAGCTCGCCGCCGCGTTCCCGACCGAGGGCGTGTCGCCGATGCAGCGCATCATCCGCGACCTGTACCTGCAAGCGCTGGCCGAGAACAGCGCCCGCAAGAGCGAGATGCAGCGGCGCAAGATCGCCGGGGCGTCCACCGACATGACGCGGGCGTTCGTGACGCAGGGGCGGGCGGATGCCTCGTTCCTGTCCAACCTCAAGCACAACGACAACATACAGAATGCGGTGCAGGCCATGCGCAAGGGGGCCGAGCGCGACCGCCGCACGCTGACCCCGTACCTCAACGAGATGCTGAAGCGGCACGTCGCCAGCTACGAGCAGCACAACCACCGGCTGACCGACGCGCTGAAGCGGGCGGGGTCGATGTGGCTGCTGGCGACCAACCCGTCCTTCTATCTCCAGCAGATCGTCCAGCCAGCGTCGATGTCGCTGCCGGTGATCGCCGGGGAGCATGGCTACATGCGCAGCGCCCGTGCCTTGAAACAAGGCTACTCGGACGTGCTGCCGCTGGTGCGAGGGACAGGGCTGACCGAGCACATGGACTGGTCGAAAGCCCCCGCCGACGTGCGCGATATGCTGCACACCGTCAGCCGGAATGGGGCCATCGACATCACCAACGCCATGGATCAGGGCGAGTGGGAGATCGCCGACAAGGGCCGGATGGGTGCGGCATGGAACCGGGTCGACGCCAAGCTGCGGGGGCTGAACACCCGCGTAGAGGCCATCAACCGGTCGGTGACGGCCATCGCCGCCTACCGGCTGGCACTGGCTCGGAACGGCGGCGATAAGGTCGCAGCGACCGATTACGCCGAGCGCATGGTCCGTCAAACGCACGGCAGCTACGACGCTTCCAACACGCCGCGCTACATGCAACACCCGATTGCGCAGGTGCTCACGCAGTTCCGGCGCTTCCAGATCATCCAGCTTTCGCTGATCGCCCGTCTCGGCTACAACGCCTTCAAGGGATCGACCGCCATGGAGAGGGGGATCGCGCGCCGCGCCCTGACCTACACCCTGCTGCACTCGGCGGCGATTGGCGGCGCGCTGGGCATGCCGGGGGCGATAGTCCTGACCAACCTCATCGCCCGCCTGTTTGGGCCGAGCGACGAGCCGCCCGACTTCGAGAAGGAAGCCCGCGAGATGATCGGCGACCAGCTAATCTCCGACCTCTTACTCAAGGGCGTCCCGGCCATGATGGGTGTGGACCTGTCGAGCAAGCTGGGTATGGGGCAGATTCTGTCCATCGCGCCGTTCGCCGACTTCCCGACCGACCGCAAGAGCGCGCAAGACTACATCACGCAGGCGCTCGGTCCGGTCGTCGGGCTGAGCCTCAAGGCCGCTGACGGCCTCGACCAGATTTACCGGGGCAACGTGGCCAAGGGCAGCGAGCAGCTTATGCCTTCGGGAATCGCCAACGCCATGAAGGCGTACCGCATCGCCACCGAAGGGGTGACCATGCGCAGCGGCGACACCGTGCTGTCCAAGGACGACATCAACTTCGCCGACTCGCTGATGCAGGGGTTGGGCATGCCGACGACCACCATCACGCATCAGCAGCGGCTGGGGCAGGTGAAATACGAGTTCGACACCTACTACAAGGACCAGACGACGCAACTCGTCCGCGAGTACCAACAAGCGCGCAAGGATGGAAAATCGGTCAACGACATCATGTCGGACTGGCGCGACTTGCAGGACGCCCGCGTGCGCAACGGCTACGCGCGCCAGCCGGTATCTATGCTCATTAAAGCAGCACAGCAACAACAGAAGTACGAGCGAGCGACGGCGGGCGGGGTCGAGTTCACCAAGGCCAACAAGCGTTTTGTGCAGGAACAAGCGAACCTTTAACGTGGCGTACTCGACCGCTGAGTTCTGTATGGAAGGCTGAGGTTCGAGTTAAACGGTAAACAAATGCCGAAGATACTAGAGCGTCTGAAGAATCAGTTGGTTGCGAAGGGCATGCCGAAGTCGAACGCTTACGCCATCGCGACCAGCCAATTGCAGAAGCACGGCGTGCTCAAGAAAGGCACGCAAGACCTGACGCCCAAGGGTCAGACGCGCAACGCGATGACGCCCGCCGAGCGGGCCAAGAGTCGCGCCGCAACTGCGTCAAGGCATGCTCCTGCACAGTTCGGCTACAGCGCCAAGACCAACCGGGCCACGCTCAAGAAGCGTTAGCGGCGCGGGCGGTCGGTGAGGCGAATACGAAGTTTGTGCATGCCGCAGCCGACGCCGCGCAGGTCGCTGCCTCGATAAAATTTCCCCGCCTCGTTGTCCTGCCCGGTCGGGACGTACCGGCGCTCCCGCCAGTTACGACGGCCAAAGCGCCGTACAGGATTCACTGCCCCTCCATCGCCTCGTTCGCGGCTTTGATGACATCGGCCACCAGTTGCACGGCGGTGCCATGCCGCACACCACGGGGCAGCTTGATCCGCACCCCATCTTCGACGTGTCCATCGGCGAGATAGACGATGAGCGTCATGATGTCGATGGCCTCATAGGCGAGCTTCATGGCGAAAAAATCCCCGGCCCTTGGTCAAGCCGGGGAAGCACCACGGATAGTTTGAGGGGGCGGGTCGACTGCACGCGGAGTCGTCGCCACGATCTTCAGCCCGTTCGACACTGAGGAGTCCATTTTGTTCGTGTCGAATTGGGCGCAGGGCATGATGATCGCCGCCAGCGTCGTGCCACGCGTCAGGTTGAAGCGCCTGTTATCCCCTACGTAAATGCCGCCCTGCTGGGCATGCTCGATCACCTTGCTCAGTTCAATCCGATGTTCGACGCACCAGTTCTTCATCTTCTGCCGGGACAGGAACAGCATCCCACTGTACGGGTCTTTGCCCTTGGTGTCACCGAGAACGAAGCGTCCAGCGACGGGGCCGTAGACGCGTTGCGTTAGCTCCGGGCCGTTGACGTAGCGGTTGTCGCGATATTCGTACGTGTTGAGGATGTTCGGCTGAAGGTCGTTGACCATCATGTTGAGCGCGTTTTCTGCGGTTAGCATGTTCGTCTCCGTTACGCTATCGCAAAGCTCCTGCATCAGTCCCATAGAGAACAGGAACAGCCGTTCGAGGTCGAAGTCGATGATGCCCAACTCCTTCATGATCGACGCGGCGGTGAGCGTGGCAGCAGCGTGGGCACGGTAGAAGCGGTACTTCGGCCCAGCGATATACGGCACGACCTTGTTATTCCACGCGGCCAGCCGCATTAACATGTCAGGCTGGTGCGCCGCCACCCATTGGATGAATGCGGCACCGGCCACCCCGCTGTTGCGCTCCATCTGCCGCACCCATATCGCGACCGTGCCTTCGGCGTATTCGGGCAGGTCGTACTTGTCGACGGCGATCTGAACGAGGCGCGCTGCCTCAGCCTGCGAGTTCTGGTTATGCTGCGCGAGAATGGAGTGGAAGTCCTTGTTGCCGGTGAGGTAGGGCGACATACGCCACTCGGTCTGCGCTGCCTTGCGCACGCCGCCGCCGTTCGAGGCCATGCGCTGCTTCTCTTGGCCGGATGACACCCGGTAGGCCAGATCGCTGAAGTCGGTTGGGTCCATGTTGCCGAACTCGTCGTACAGCATCGGGATGCTGCCGTAGGTGCCCATCTGCGCGTACTGAGCGCTGATCGTGCTGCCCTTGTCGCCTTGGATCATCATCTTCGCGGCATCGCCGAAAGCGAGCAGTGCGGCGTAGCACACCGTGGTCTTACCCTTGGCCGTCTCGCCACCGTAGAGCGCGAGCAGCAACCCCTTGTACAAGCTCTCGTCACTGAATGGGGTGAGGATGGACCCGAACCCGGAGCAGAAAGCATACTGCATCGGTTCCATTTTCGCGGCGTTGTACACGTTGTTCACGGCTAAGGCGTAGTTCGCCACCGTGCCACGCGGCGGCGGGAAGTGACCGAGGAAGTCCGCTGCGTATCCACCTACCAGCACTTTGGTGATCGAGCCGTCGGCCTTGTACAGCCGGTCGCCGATCAGGAACGCCTGCGTGCCATCGTCTTGCTCTTTCCAGCCGTAGCTCGTAAGCGAATTGATTTCGTTCGCTTGGCTTTTCAGCAGTTCGAGGTTCTCTCGAACGTAGGCGGTCATGTTCACAGCGGCGTCCTTGTGGTTCGACACCAAAATTTCACCAGACCCAGCCAGCGTTTCCAGCAGCTTTTGCGGGGCTGCAATATGGTTGGTGTTGAGGCTGAAGTCTAACGTGGTTTGGTTAGGGCGGTGCGTTCGTACGCCCACCGCGAACAGATTGTCCTCTTTGCGCTCGCGGTGGATCAGGTAAAACATGCTGTACGAAAACGTGTGGGGGATAGGCACGCCCTCCTTGTCCTTCACATAGCGCACCATCGCGCCGTTATTCCACTCGTAGCCCTTGGGAAACTCGGGCACCTGCACCGTCATGGGCACGCCGTCGACTACCGCCTCGACCATCCTAGCTTCGGGTTCCGGTACGATGCGCCCCAGCACGATAGGCGACCTGATCTTGTCCTTGTGTGGACAGCCATCGCAGCCACCGGGGTTGTGCTTGGCGAAAAACTCGCAGGTGGTCGGGCCTGCTTCCCACGTTTCGTACCGGGTCAGCACGTCATTTTGCGAGTGGCCGGTTGCCTCGCGCTCCTCGCTCCACTCCCGCGCCAGCTTGATGCCCTCGGTGCAGTGCTTGATAACACCTATCACGCCGCGCCAGTGCTCGTAGTTCACGTCGCCTTTGGTGTCGCGCATCTTGGCGATCTGGAAGCAGTGGTTCGCCACTTCCTGCGCCGACGAGTCCATGTGGATCGGCGTCGAGATGAGGTCGTCGTTGATGTCGGACAGCGGCTTGGTGGTACCGGATGCCTTGCTCTGCACGCCGTAGGTGGTGACGACGTTCAGCAGGTAGTCGCGCAACGCTTCGGGCGTGATCGGGTCTACGGCACGCGCTACCTTAACCGGCCTTGGAGCGCCTTTGCGGTTGGTGCTGCCTACCGGACGCAGGATGGATGCGAAGTCGGTGGTGCGTGACGGATCGACGAGTACACCGAAGTGCTCGAAACAATCGCGCAGCTTGTTGGCGAGTGCCTGCCATGCCGCCGGTTTGATCGACTTCGTTAGCGGCCAGTAACAGTGGATGCCGTTTCCGCTATCTACAATCATAGGACGCGGGAACGACGTTTTGTTACAGAAACCGTAGATTGCCTTCGCCGCCGTCAACTTGTCGATGTAGCCCTTGCCCTCTGCCACCTTGGCTTCGCCGCAGTCCACGTCGATCCATAGCGCCTTGGCGCGATTCCAGTTCGGCTGCTTGCGGTAGCGCTTCTTGCCGCCTTCTTCGTAGGACGGTTCCTTATACGACGCGCATGCGTGGTACACCGCGTACTCGGCCTTCGCGTCGATCTCGACGATCTTCGCGGCCATCCTTTCCAGCGAACTGAACGCGATATGCGCGGTGCGCCCGTTTTTAATCAGCGCGAGGTAATGCGTGCCGTGCTCGGGCAGGATCGCTTGTAGAAACTCCAGCGCGTTCATGATGGAATCGCCGACTGACCCTTTGCTTGCATGCCGATGCGTATCGTATTGTCGAGGTGGCGCTTCGCATGCACGACGAGTTCGTCTGCGCTGGTTTTGGTCATGGCCATGTCTACGATAATCCGGCCTACCAACTCTTGCAGGCCGAGCATGACTTCGACGGTATTGAAGGGGAAGTTGCTCTGCTTCAGCATCTTGTCAACTTCGACGATGACGGCCATGACGTGTCGTGGTGTGATCGTGTGTCGCATGATGGTGGTGTCCTCTCCATCTTGTTCCATGGGATTGCCGTTTTCGGCCATGGTGGTGTCCTTTTAAGATGCAATGCGCGCCACGTTTTCACATGGCGCGCACCGGGTTTGCTGCCGGTTGCCGACCTGTTTAGTCGTCGAAGCTCAGGTTGTCGAGGTTGACTTCAACCTCGGGTTCTTCGATCTGCTCAGCGACAGCGGCGGGTTTCGCTGCTGCGGGTGCAGGCGTGGTGGCTTGCGCAGTTTTGATCGCCTGCTCTGCGGCAGCTTTGGCTTTCACTGGCGCGAGTGTTGGCGTTGCCGTTGCTGTTGCCGGTGCAGACGGCTGCTCGAAGCTGGCATCCACGGGTGCGCCGACGATCATATCGACGACATCCAGCTTGAGCGCTTCCTGCACCTGCGCGTAGCCAGCCTCGTCGAGCAGGCCAATCGCCTTGAACATCAGCTTCGGCGTGGCCACGTCGGCGTCGAAGGTAATCTTCGTCACCACCATGTTGTACTTCACGCCGCGCTTGGCGAGGAACTGCGCGTATTCGGTGAGGTTGGACAACGACGCAGGCGGAACGCGGATCAGGTACGGCTCGTTCAGTTGATCCGGCGTGGTCACGGCGAGTCGCTTGCCGTCCTGACACTCCTTGGCTTTCTTGCCTTGATCGGTGATACGCGCGCCCCATACGTTG